TGAATCAGAGCAACACTGCTGTCCGAAATGCTGAGTTCCGGTTCGATGAGATCATTGCGCGAGTCAATCGCTCTGCCCTCGCATGGCTCCCCGCCTCAGAGGAGGAGCTCCGTCGCGCCTTCGGGGCTGAGGCTGAGGCCGAGTCTGTCGTTGAGGATGCGATCTACGGTCCCGATGATATCGCCGACCTGACCGAGGTTGACCCGGGTGTCGTAGAGGCAGATGTCAATGACAAGAGCCGGTCCTCCCGCATCCTCGCGAGGGAGATCAAGGCCAGCGGTATCCGGCTGCCGGCCAGCACCCTTACTGCTATCGCCACGCGCCTACTCAAGGGCACCGTCCCAGGTGCGGCCGGTGCGAACGTCCGTGCAGCCAACGAGGCCATCGAGACCCTCATCAATGAGTCCGAAGCGGCTGGCATCTCCATCGAGGACACAACCAAGATGCAGTTTGGTATCGCCGCGCTTGCCGAGCTGGCAGGTAGTGCGAAGCACGCCAGGCTCTTGCAGGGCGACATCACCGACATTGATGCGACTATCACTGACATCTCGGCGGCTCTAGATGCGGTTACCCCTGGGCGCGACGCCAGCCTTAACTACATGATGGCGACCCATGCCGTCGAGGCATTGACAGGCAAGAGGATCAACACTGTCGAGGTGGACGCCGCCGCCATCGAGACTCTCGCCAGTCAGCGTGAAAGCTCTGTCGCCGCCGTGCTCCAAGAGCAGAGCGCGAAGGAAGAGCCTACGGTCATCCAGGAGGAAACGCTTGAAGGTCAGCCCGACCGGGCGGCATCTGGTCGCCGAGTGCTCGACGCCATCCGACAGGCGCAGGCCCAGAACCTTGGGCAGGCTGATCGTCTCCGCATCTACAACCAGGTCCAGATGTATCTCCGGGAAGTTGGCCCCGGCAACGCTGACCCAAGCATCCGGGAGGAAGCACAGCGCCTTCTCACTGGTGGGTCCAGGGAGGGTGCGCACGCATCCGCTGGCGTGGCGCTTGGGGTCGACCTGGTTGGTGTGATGGGCCTGTCTCAGTCCAGCCCTGAGGGTGCAGCCATCCTCCTGGGTGCGGGCATCGCTTACCTCGGCTACAAGCTGGGGATGCAGAACCCAACATTCAGATCCGTGATGGAGCGCATCAAGGCTAATACATCCAACACTGTGTCCCAGCTCTCTGCCAAGATCCGTGGTTTTGCCAAGGGCATCGGCGTCTATACGTCCCGGTTGATGGCCGCCATGTTCAAGGACGGTGGCCACCCCGATGGTGGTAGCCGCACAGAGGAGAACCGCAGCTTGACGCAGCAGGAGCTCCAGAGCCCAGCGTCTGACAGGGCCGGCTACTTCACCCCAGAGGGTAAGGCCAGGCTCATGGCCGCCGCCCAGAAGCTGTCTCGTCCGTCCGTGTTCTGGGGCATCTATAAGAACACCCCGGCCACGCATGGTGGGCGCGTCTTCTCGTTCGACATTGTCCGTGACAAGCTGATCCATCCGGGTGGTGGCGCGCTGGCATGGGTAGAGAACCTGCCCCATGGTGTTGGCGCCGCGTTCAACCGGGTGATGGAGCACCAGTTCCGTCAGGCTGCGCGTAACGGGCAGAACGTAGCTATCGTGGTGGGCGGTAACGGCGCCGGCAAGACGACCTTCATGGGGTCCTCTGCTGCCCTTGAGACCTATGCAGTCATGCACGAGACCTCTGCGTTCGCGGCCAATACCCTCGCAAGCGCTGTCTCCCAGGCGCAGAAGGCCGGTGCACGAACTGACATCGTCTATGTCCTGCGGAACCTTAACGACATGATCACTGGTGCCATTGTCCGTGGTGCACAGGAAGAGAGACTCACCTACTCTGACGGCTTTGCCACGGCGTTGGTGAACGGCATGAAGAATGTCATCGCAGAGGTCAAGCGTGGTGGGCTGTCTGGAGATCTTGTTGTGATCGACGACTCCACCGGGAATGAGTATGCCGGAGATGCTGCGCTCAAGCGCCTGGAAGGGTTGGCCGCCACCCTGGACAAGAAGGTTATTGCCGAACGATACCGCAACATCGCGAGTGACATGCTGGAGGGGAACTATGATGGCGAAGGATGGAATGCCGGAAGCCTCAAGGACGCAGTCCGAGGATGGATCCAGTCCGACATCAACGGCAACATCTCACAGTGGCTTTCTGGCGTCACTCAGGCGGGGTATATCACTCCGGAAGAGCGGAGCCAAAGGCTTCAGGCCACAGCCGGGGGAGAGCTGGTTCTCCACGCCAGCAACCCCGAGGTATTAGAGGACGGCCCGATTGCCTTCGTCAGTGGTGAGTCTGTTAGCAACGAGGACATCATCAACTTCGAGGACGGCCTTGAGGGTGAGCTCGTCAAGGCCGGCAAGGGGGCGGATGGCGGTCTCCTGTATGTGAACAGCGGCATCGACCTCCGCGAGATGGACGGTCTCATCGACGATGTGCTCGGGAAGACAATGGCTTGGGCCAAGGACCGGCTGTCCACGCGCGCGCGGCGATCCCCCATCCTGGCCGAGGGCCGCAAGTTCCTCCAGTTTGTCCACCAGTTCAAGACCGACCACCAGACGCGCATCATGCACCTGGCACTGATGTATCGGCACGCCGCTGACTCCATCGTGGGTGGGCTCCAGCCAACACTCAAGGCCCTGGCCTCCCTGCGCGACACAGACGGGCAGTCCTATACCATGCTCGGACGTGCCCTGATGGACAGCAGCGTCCAGGAACGGGTCATCAATGGGGCGGAGCTTGCCAACCGATACGGCCTTGACGAGGAGGGCTCGAAGCTCTACCGCAAGGTGGTTGACGTCATCCGCGGCATCCAGAAGGTGACCCTGGCAGCCCTCGACCGAGAGGCCATGTCGAAGGTGGCCCAGTTGCGCGACGAGCAGAACGCGCTGGACCCAGCAGATGAGAAGTTTGACGAGCAGTTCATGGCCCTGGAGAAGAAGGTATCCGAGTTTGAGGATGAGACAGACACTTTGCGCTCCATCATCCAGAAGAACCCCGTCTTCATCTCCCTGCTCCGCAACGAGAAGGCCACGCGCCAGCTCGACATGGTAGATGCCGACGGCAATCGCATCGGTATGATCATGGTCGATACCGGCCACAGCGAGACAAAGATCCCGGATGATGTCCGGGGGCTTGCTATTGACCAGATGGTTCGGCAGCACGCGAACAAGCTGTGGGCAGAGGCTGACCGCGTTGGAAGTCCGGATCGTATCGAGGCACAGCTCCGCAAGGACATCGAGGCTGGCCGAATCAAGTTCGGGCATCACTTCGAGGGGCGATTCGTTGAGTCCAACAGCGGCGAGCTCCGCGACAATGACCATCTGAAGTTCGTCAAGATGGCTGGTGGCATGCTCACCACCGAAGTTCTACAGGAGATCATCGACAATCGTGCCGGTGGCGTCTCTGGGGATGCCCGTAGCGCGATGCTCCGTGACTTGCGCTACATGGCCGGCGCCTCCGACATCAAGGGGCGCCTGAAGTATGCGCGCAACAACACCGCTGGCTACTCCGAGGACATCATCGGTGCGCTCTCTATGCACGGCCGGGCCGCCGGCTACATGGCAGGGTCCCTCCTCTACGCAGGCGACCTCCGCGAGGAGCTCAACGCCTACCGTCGCCATGTTGAAGTGTCCGATGGGCTCTCCCAGAAGGACTACGACCAGCTCCTGAACTACACACTTGCGACATTCGCTCCGCAGCGCAGTGCGGATGGCGTTGTCGGTGCATTCAACGCGCTCCGCACGTTCACAGCCTACAAGGCGCTGATGGCGAAGATCTCCTTTGGCGCCGCGCAGTATTTCCAGCAGTTCACAACCAGCCGCCCCCACATGATGGCCATGTATGACACTGGCTACACTGAGCCGCTCATCAGGGCCTCTGAGAATGCAGCCGTGAAGCTACTGGCGCTGATGGCCAAGCCTGGCGCGGATCTGTCTATGATCGACAGGGCCGTGCTTGATGCGCGCATGGATGAGATCTTCTCTTTCCAGAATTTCTCCAAGATCTGGGCAACCCAGGAAGAGGCTGACCGCATGCGGCCCATCGTGAAGGAGGTCATGCACCGAGTCATCCAGGGCTCTAGCTTCAAAGATGTGAACGTCGGTATGCAGATTGGCGTGGAGGATGTTGCGGCCAATGACATCAGCCGAGCGACGCACACCACTAAGCTCTCTCAGGCGAAGGAAGGAACCAAGGATATCCTCACCTACGTTGCCAACAAGGGGGAGAACCTCAACCGCATCCGAGACATCGTGTCCTACGTTGTCGGTGCAGCTACTGAGTCCAGGGCCAAGAGCGCCGGGAAGAAAACTGGCATCTGGGCGCAGTATGGCTACGTCTCCATCTCGGACGAGGGTTACTCCCGCCTGACCTATGGCGACCTGGAGGCCCAAGTCCGCCAGGAGCTCGCCCAGCGGTATCGGAACAGCGATGTCACCAAGGCCCAGCTCGAAGCGATGACCAAGGACGAGGCCTACAACCGGATCATGACGTTCGCCCAGCGTCAGTCGGCGCACGCCAACTTCAATACGGGGCGTGGGTTCGGCAATGAGAAGATCTGGAACCCAGAGGGGAACGGCCGGTCTGCTGCGTTCATGAAGACGGTGGTCCTGTTCCGGCTCTACCCCATCAACGTGCTGCGTGGGTGGATCTCTGACATGGGCATCACTGCTCGTCGGCTCGAAGCCGAGGGACGACACGCGTCCGTTGCCACGGTGGCCTCCATGAAGAGCACTGCCTACGGTGCGCTCGCCGCGATGCTCCTTGGCGGCAGCTTCGGCCCCCCACTTGCCGGCTTGCTGGCGGACCTGATGTCATACATCTGGAACCTTCTCTCCAGGATCAGCGGGAAGCCCCCGATCCATGACGTCAAGCGCGACTACATTGAGTGGGTCCGCGAGAAGTTTGGCCCACGCACAGCCAGCTTCGCCGCGGCCGGCATCTTCGGGTTGATCCCGCCGCTCTATGGTTTCGGCGCTCAGTTGAGCATGGGTGAGGGCCCAGTCTCTGTGGACACGCACAAGAGTTGGCAGGAGAACCTCGCCAACCTGTCGCTTGGCGCCAACACTGGTGCTGTCGAGAGCCTCCGCCGTGGGTCCAGAAGGATCGAGCAGGGGGACTATGTCGGTGGTGTGGCCCAGATCGCGGCACCATCCGGAGCAGCCAACCTGGTTGATGCCTTCTGGATCGGGCGGCATGCCCCTGGCAGAAAGCCTATGCGCGGGACAGAGGAGTTCTACCAGATGACCCCCGCCGAGCGCGCCGCGAAGGCCATTGGAGTGACGCCACAGAAGACTGCCATGATCTATGAGCAGGACGCCGCGAACCGTCAGCTTAAGGACGAGCGCTCCAGTGCTATCAAGCGGCTCAAGCAGGCGTTTGAAAACGGGAATCTTACAGAGAAGAACTGGAATGAGATCCGGGCATGGAACGATGCAATGAGCAACATCAAGCGCCCAGACATGATCATTGTCCCGAACGTGGGCAGTGGTTCGAGGCGCATGGAGGAGGAGCTCCGCAACGAGTCGCTGGTCGAGGAGCGTATGGGCGGGGGTGAGTGATGGGGTTCAGCTACGAAGACTACCTATACTCTGAGACCGCTGCGCGTATGGGGATCCAGAACCGTCCCAGCGCACAGCAGGAAGCCAACATCCGCAACATCCTGATGCCCGTCGCCGACATGGTGTTTGAATTGGCGGAGAAGCTATGGCCTGGGAGCATGAGCGAGAAGGTTAAGGGTGGGTCGCTGCACTCTGGGTTCCGCGGGGTCACACTTAACGCGGCCATTCCTGGTGCAAGCTCCACGAGTGCCCACTGTGATGGGCTGGCTGCCGACATCTACCCCATGAATGGGAAGGTAGAAGCGCTGTTCGCCGCCATACAAGCAACACCGAGCATCATGCGACTCATCGACCAGCTCATCCTTGAACGTGGGTGCGTTCATGTTGGGATGAGTGCTAGCCAGCCGCGCCGGCAGATCCGCGGCGAGGTCTATGTTAATGTGAATGGACGGAAGGTCAGGACATACCCATTGATCAAAGTCTGGCAGGAGTCCTGAGTGCGTAAGTGGTTCTCCAATGCGTTCGACGTTTTCGCTCGGTGGTATCGAGAGACTCATACCAGCTCGGCTACGGGCATGCTGTCCAATCGTAGCCAGGCTTACTCCTTTGTGATCCTGTCAATCATGGGCGTGCTCGTCTATGACGGCATCAAGGCGGGTGTCCGAAGGGACTGGACTGAGGCCGCGGTAGCGATTCTCGCGGCAGTAACAACCGGCAAGGTTTGGAAACGGGGGGTGAAGAGTGATCCTAAACCTGTGGAGCAAAATACCGGTCCCGGCTAGGACGTTTCTGTATGGGATCCTCGCGGCGCTGACGTCCTATGGGGTGGTGACAGCCGCCCGTGGATGCAACCGTGGGGTTACCGTCACAGATACATGGAGTGGGCACCATGGGGCTGCCCAGGTAGAGGCCGCATACGCAACCCAGCACCAAGAGGAGTCGGCAAAACATGAGGCAGAGGCCAAGGCCCACGCAGCAAAGGAGCAAGAGTTACAGGCCAACATCGCCACCCTCAAGCGAGAGCTGGCGCAGGCCAAGCAGAAGCCCAAGCCTGTGGATGGGGCCGAGCCTGGTGCTGGGGGAGATGATTCTCCCGTTGTCGAGAAGCTCGAAGCGATTGTGGCCGAGCAGGACAAACTGATCTCAGAGGTCACAGCCGACAGGGACAGCCTGCGTATTGCCCTGGCAGAGAGCAAGCTGGCGACCATCGGCATGAAGGCCGCCTTCGATGATGAGTCTCTGGCCCGCCAGCAGCTACAGGCAGCCGTGGCGAAGGTGAACGCTGATGCCCAGCGTGAGGTCGCCCGTGCCGAGTGGCGTGGTGGTGCCAAGGGCGTGGTCCTCGGCGCCCTAATCAGGTCCCTATTTTAGGGCATAAAAAAAGGGGAGAGCCCGAAGGCCCTCCCCTACCGGCACTTCTCCTAGAGGTCAAGCCTCTGGCTGGTTGCGTGTAGTCCGCTCCTCTCCATCCGTTGTTTCATCACATCGTTTCACCACAGGCCAATGCCTAGAGGCCAACGATAGGTTGCGCTCAAAGGCTATCTCGTCGAACTCGGAGTAGTCCTTGGCGATTACTTCATCCTCGATCTCGTCGAGGTTGGTCTTGTCCGTGACATGGACCGTAGTCCAGAGCGTGTCCTTGTGCGCGAAGATCGCACGCTTCGTCATCTTGGGAGAGACGAACGTGAGCGGGGCCTTGAGTCGCTGGATCCCGAACTCAGTGACCACTGTGCACTCGCCCATAGACAGGATGTTGATGTGCGAGTGCTTGTGGATCTTGCCAACGAGTAGCTTGTTCTTACCGATGAACATCTCGCGGGCGTATTGCCCATCCGCGTAGTAATGGCGGAGCGGGAAGTCGGACTGTGGCAGCATCAGCAGGGCGTCTTGAAGAAGGAGGATACCCTCACGGACATCCTTGGATGTGAGTAGCTGGCCTATGTGTTGCGCTAGATCATGGCTCATTTGGCTCACCGGTCGGGAGTATATCAAGGACAGCATTGCATAGCCGGCACATGGTAATCACTGGGGCTGGCCTAGCGTAGAAGGCAACCTTCCCGTGAGCGAGGGAAGCCTCTTCATCCACTTCTAAGCAGTAGAAAACTCCAAGCAAGTGGTTGCAGTTAGCCATGCCCCCTCCGTGTCTGTGAAGCCACAAAGGAAGTGTAGCTATTGTGGCCCCACAAAACAACGTGGTCCGCGAGACAGGATTTGAACCTGCGACCCCCTGCCCCCAAAGCAGGCGCTCCACCAGACTGAGCTACTCGCGGGTGTTAGTTCGCCTAGTACAAAGTTAGCCGACCATGGGCGGGCGTGACTTCTTCGCCTTACCGAACACTGCATCGCGGAACTCGTCACACATGGCTTCGAGTGTCACTGGGTCCAGATCCTCAAGACGATACTTCGGCCCTTCCGTAAAACCATCCTCCCGTTTGCCGGGGGGCAAATCGACCAAGACATAATTCGGGACAGTGAACGGCTTGAGTTTTACTTTGAAGGTTGCTTCCATGTTTTCTCCTTTTGTTTTCGTCGTGGCTCGGCTAACCGGCTCGCTCAACCCGGACGCCTGACGGCGCCGGTTAGCTCGAAAGTTGGGCGCTAATCCCGCTTACTGTCTGGGTAATCCTCAATAACCCTGAATATCGAGGACAGTGGGAATTTATGGGTCACTCTCGATTGGTTGTGCTCGAAGAGGACGCAATACATCTGCCCCTTTGTAAATGCGTTGATAGCATTTCCATAGATAATTGGTAGGCTGCTTTCATTCCTCTGTATTTCGATTCTCACTTAGCCTCTCCCTCAAGGTTGCGCTCAACCCAGCGCTCCACTCGGACCCTGCCGCAAGTCCGATATTTGAAAGGTTGTGGCTCACCTGCGGCAGGGCCGGTGCGCTTGAGTCGTTAGACCGCTCTCGGGAATCGCCGATCAAGTGCTTCCACGGCGGCCACAGCGATGGCCGCGACCTGGATCAGTCGCCGACGCCCCTTGTCAATGCTCCCCATGCAGAGCATCCGCCGTGCCCACCCGTTGTAGTCGGCGATGATTTCGTGCCAGTCGAGTGGGTTATTTTTGTCGTCCTGCGCCGTGCCCCACTTCCCGTCCTGCCGGTTGCGCTCGGCGGCAACCTCCAGCAGCACGGGGTTGGTCGTGAAATTGTTGGCATCGCTCATGCCGGTCCTCCTTTGGTTGGTTTCTATTCGCGGTCTAACCATGTCGCTCAGCGTCGGACCCCTGCGGGGCCGAGCTAGCTCCGGGCGTTGGGCGCTACTCATCGCCGCAGGGGCGACAAAGGTAAACATCTTCTGCCTGGTGCCACCCGTCGCCTTCGCAGATGGGCTTGCCGCACGCCTCGCAGAAAGACACGAACTCGCGGTCGTTGATGGCGAGGATCTGGGCTCCCTTCGGAAGGCGGGCTTTGATGCCCTCAAGCGAGGTGGCCTGAAAATCGAGGGTCAGCCGGTACTCGATCTTGAAGACCTCGCCCAACCCTCCGCTCAACTCGGACCCCGCCTTGGGTGTTTCTCCCCCAGGCAACAGTCCTGGATTATTTGCTACATCTCCGATCCTCATTTCTTCCCTTTCTCCGGCGGGGCCGGTTAGCTGTGGCGTTAGGCCCACGGCCACTTGAAGTTGACTATGTCCTGGACGATGCACCAAGGACGGATCATAGAAGCGGGGACCCACGTGGGGATGGTGTTCAAGACCTCGTCGATCTCAAGGCCATCTGCACGCCACTCGGCCAGGCATCTGGGATCCCCCAAGAAGGTGAAGGACCACTCCTTCGAGTTCCCCCTGACGTGGATGGAAAGTTGTTTCTTACCCATTCGACCCTCCGGAGGCCATCGCCTCGATCTGTTCATTGGTGTAGCCCAGGATGCCGTTCTCGGAGCACGCCGGGTAGCGCCCGGGGACGGACCCGCGACGTTCAGCATAGCAGTGTGGGCACCATGTCGCATGCCTGACATTGTGTGGTGTGGCCTCCCACTCGTGCCCGTTCTCACACCGCCAACGCATCTTGGTCTTGGCGTTAATGTATTCCGTTGACAGGCATGCCCCGCCCATTGCCTCGGCTACCGCCCGGCAGTCGGCGAGCAGGGCGCCCCTTTGCTCTGGCATCAGGCCCCTTGGCATCTGACCTCCACGCACACGATGGAGTCACCATCCCAGGTGTCGATGATCCAGCGTTCTTTGTCACCGGCCCACGCCTTGGGGTGTGGGGTGACACGCATGATGCTGCCGTTGTCGATGGGGGTGGAGCTATTGTAGGGTCGGTAGTTCTTGTCGGTCTTCACTAGATCCTCACAAGGATGGGGGCGTTGATCGCCCGGTAGTGTTCATCACAGATTGAAGCGTTGATGGATGTGGTCTTCGTATTGCTACTGCAATACACCCCATACCCGCTATGCGCATGACCAAATACATGTAGGTCCAGGTTGAGATATCGAATCCGGCTGGTGAGCCTAGGACACCCAATGTCTCGACCATCATCAAGCCTCCCACCACCGGTCGGCGGGCAGTGGGTGACAAGAATATCAGTGTCTTCCGGGATTGCAGCCCACTTCTCGTCAAGGAAGTCAGCCCCCTCCGATGGATCCCGTGGAGCATTGAATGCCCAGTCCATGAACCATGGCTGCCAAGGTGAACCGTAGATGCGGACCCCCTCGACCACTGTCTCCTTGTCCACCAGGAGGGTGACGTCATTGTCATCGCACATACTGGCGGCGAGCTCGGCATCCCTCTGGAATAGCCAGTCATGGTTGCCGGGCACTAGGATGATGCGCCTTGCTCCACTGTCTCTAAGCCACTTGAGGCCGGCCGCAACTTCCTGGGTGGTTCCTCGGTTGGTTAGATCACCAGCGTGGATGAGAAGGTCGCAGGGCGGGACCCTGATGGTCTGACTGTGGGTGTCGGAGATACAGACGATCCTCATCCCATACCCTTCGTGCCGAGGATGGCGGACTTGGCAGCCTTCACCACTTCACCATCTACGCCATCCGGTGGGAACGCGGCAAGCAACCGCTCCCACGCGGCTTCCAGCACCTTGCGCTCGGCCTCTGCCCCGGCCTGGGCGGTGGAGGCGAGGGCGGCCTTGATCGTGTCCAAGACGTAGCCGTGGCTCTGGTTGTGCCGTGCGATACCCCAGGCATCTGACTCCGCGAGGGTCATTCGCATGAATGCCGCAGCATCACGCTCAAGACAACCGCCGATCTCCTCCCGCACCTTACCCAGCGCTTCGGTCAATCCCAGAACCTCGCGGTCACGCTGGGCGAGGCGGCCTCGGACTACGTTCAGTTGCGCACACAGGCCATCGTTCGCATCGACCAGGTCCTGGACCGATGGGTCTCCCCAGTCAATCTGCTCACCCGGCTTGATGATGCGATGGAAAACCCTCGGCAGTGCCTCTCTCTTTTTGGTCATGGTTCACTCCATTTTATTAGGGACTTCATCTATGTTCCCGCATGCCATCCACTGTGCCCTGGCGTCCATCCACCCGTCCTCGTAGGCCTTTGCCATCAAGCCAGACAGCTCGTTGACAACAGCCTCCTCTTGCTTGGTTATGCCGGTCCCATAGATGCCACGCATGGCGGCCCTGACGTTGCCCTCAAAGGTGAGCTCTGGTTCATATTCGGTTGTCATGTGACTCTCCGTGGAGCCTGCGGCCGGGATCGAACCGACGACCCCCTGCTTACAAGGCAGGTGCTCTACCAACTGAGCTACGCAGGCGTTAGGTTAAAAGTATATTGGGGGAAGGGAAACAGGAACAGTAGAGCCGAGGAGCTGGGTGGAGAGCTGATCTGTCGTGGATGGAAGATGGGATTGATGCTCTGGGTCGATGTCGGGATCAACCTCCCTGAGCAGGCTGGTGATGATGGGGCCAAGTGGCTCGTCACCTGTGACAATCGCATCACCGGCAGATGCCGCGATCCGGGCGATGACCTCGCCAAGTGAATCCATGGGGATGCGATAGCCGCGCTGGTAGAACTTGAGCACGCGCAGCATGGAACCGCCCGCCTCCTCCTCTCGAACAGGAGAGGTATAGACGAGCCGTTTGGACGCGAGGTCGGCGTAGAACCGCTCATCGCACTTGCCTACCCACGCACTCCCGTCCCACCAGATGGCAGCCTTCGCGATGGTGAAGTCGAAGGACTCGATGCACTGCTCGGGTGAGGTGAATGTCCACCGACTAATGAACTGCGTGGCGTATGGCCTGGTCCTCACGGTGTGAGCATTCTCGGAAGTATGCAGCGAGTTCCGGGTGACCCCTGCAACCTGGGCAGCCAGATCGCGTGCTCGGTTGGGCGTATCGCAGAAGAGATCAATGTCGTTGATCTTCTCCCCCGCAACACAGGACCGGACAAATCCGCCTGCCACGAACACTGCTCCTGGGTGATTCCTGAGGATATCAATCACTGGGGGACGCATCCGGTGGACGGCCCACGCCAGGTCTTCCTTGGTTAGATTTGCGAGTGGCATCTATGTGCCTCCTAAGAAAATGGTTGAAGGACCCACTGCCACGGCGCTACCCGTGGATGCTCGGGGTTTGACTGGCCCCATCCCGGAATCACCCGACTCTTTCCAACCTATGGGCTTGCCCGTAGGCGGTGTGGTGAGCACCTTTAAGTCCACCCCGCTACGCAGGATGGGTCGTTTGAGCTAGATGCAGGCTACTGCTCAGTGGGTTTGCTGCAAGCTGGGGACAGCGGCACGGGCGCTAACGTCCCCGCACTCCTCCCGTGCGGCATTGCTTGGCGGCAGGTCGGGGTTACCCCGGTGGTCTGCGGTCTGGTTATATCCCCCTCGCATGTTCCCGTTCTCGGGTTGGGCGGGCGCCAGAATCAAAGATCGTCGATCAACCTATAATACAACTCCAGGTATCCACAAGCGTCGACGATGTTGTCTCGCTTCTTCTTATTGGTTTCCCTGGAGAGCTTGCCCAGGACCATGATCATGGCAAGCTGGGCCGGCGTGACGTCGATAGCGTGGGCCTTGCATGCATCGGCCCATCGCCCGAAGTTGAGCTTGACGTCGCCGTAAGCAGCACGCCGATCCCCATTGACCAGGGACTCGGCCTCAAGCAGAACGCTCTTGGTGGGCTCGGGTGTTGTGGGTGGTGGTAGCTCGCTGCTACCCCGGACCAAGGCCCGCTCCATAGAGCCGTCCCGGTATATGACCCACACCGCGTCGCCCTTTCTCACATCAGCCAGGAAGTCGACCCGATCAATCGAGTCATCATCGCTAAAGATGATGCCCCCGGTCTTTAACAGTGATAACTCCAAGCATTTACTCATCGCGTTCCTCCTTCTATGGTGCGCGCTTCGCACCGCGTTTTGGTTTGAATCTTGGCGGGGCCGGGATGACACCAGCCTTACCAAGGACCTCCGCCCATTCGAGAACCTCGATCAGGTGGATGGCCTTGGCTTGGTCCGTGATGACGCCATACGGCTCGGCGATGTGACCCGTGAGGTGACACAGGAGGTAGCCCTCCTCGCCCTCCGTCAGCGTCCACGGCATGCGTCACCCCTTGCGGCCCCTCAAGTATGTCAGGTATTCAGCGCCAGCGACCGGGTCCCAGAACACCTGGACTCGGTTGATGAGGGGCGCATCTGGGTCGATGACCGTTACGATACACGGGCTGATGTGCTGGTCCCTGAACCCCTTCTCTCTGGCGAACCTGTCGTAGATCTTGTAGGTCGAGATCTGCATGCAGTGACAGATGCGGCCATCGTCTGGGGACTTCAGGACACCGTAGCCACTGTGGTGCTTGTGGCCACACACGAAGATGTCGTCGCGCACTCCAAGCATCGCTGCCTTCATGACCGGGTGGGCCGTGTTCCACTGGCTCGACCCCTTGAAGTCGTGCCTCGCATTGATAATGACCGGCTCACCCGAGAGGGAGACGAGACGTATCCGAGCCTCACTCGGCTCATACAACGCTCTGATCTGGGTAGTGATCCACTCAAGGGGATCGTCAGCACCAGACCACGCATCGTGGTTGCCACCGATGAGGTAAGCCCACTTACCCTGGAGTCCGCGGATAAACCAGTCCGCGAGGATAAGTGCCTCTCTAGCCGAAGTCCCTTGATCGCCATAGAGACGAGCCAGGCGACCAACCCAGTTGTTTCGAGTGTCGCCAATGTTGGCGGCGAAGAGCCCCTCTGTGTTCTGAACCAGACGCATGTCCCGTCGGAGCGAACCGAGGTCCGTGCCATCGTCATCAACATGTGGATCCCCAAAATGGAGAATCCCGTAAGGACCACTGACGGGGATCTGAACGTCAATGAGCTTGCGGGAGTTCTCGTATGCCTGCTTGCGATCAAACTTCTGGATTCTATAATCCACAATCTCATCGGCTGACAGATCTGGTGACGGTAATGGTGTGTGGGTTACGGTTGGGGCGGGTGTGCTGAGGCGGGACCACTCGTCATCCCATGACTCTGGGGTGGGGGGCAGCCCCGCCTTGACCCGCTGTCGAATCCGACCCTTCTTCCAGTTCCTCCAGGCTTGTCCAGTCGGCCGCTTCATGGACTACTTTTTCTTGGGCGGGAACTTCTTGGCGATGGCCTTATCGGCTGCCATGTCAGCTTTGCTACCTTCCTTCAGGCCCTTCTTCTTGTCGGCCTTCTCGTCAGCAGCCTTTGCCTTCTTGCTTGCCCAGGGCGGCATTCCCTTTTCCTTCGCCATGCTCCCCTCCTGTGGGATCAGTGTTGCTGGTGGACCCAGCCGGGATCGAACCGGCGACCTCCTGGATGCAAACCAAACGCTCTCCCTACTGAGCTATGGGCCCAGCAACAGTCTACATCAGAACGGGATATCGTCGTCCGTGAACCCATCACCGTTGCCCGGATCAGGGTCAGGGGTATAGCGCTCCCGGCGCGCCGGCCGGTCATTGGCCGCGTTCTCCTTGGGCGCCTCGCCAATGAACTTGAGCTCGCTGGCACGAATGACCACCTTGCTCTTCTTCTGGCCGTCGTTGCCCTCCCAGCGCTGCGTGGTGATCTTGCCGACCACACACACCTCGCGGCCCTTGCGGATCCACTTGCCCACGGCCTCGGCCATCTTGCCCCAGACCTCGATGTTGTGCCACTCGGTGACCTCTTTCTTCTCACCGTTCCTGTCCTTCCACGCCTCGCTCGTGGCTAGAGAGAATGCGGCCTTGGTGGACGAACCCACCTCGGTAATCTCCGCATCCTGTCCGACCCTCCCGATAAGGATGGCGTTGTTCAAGCTCATGTCTCCTCCTGGAGATGAAAGGGGGCGGCGCCCCCTTGGTTAAACATCCCGCTCTTCTTCGAGCTGGATGTGGATGATCTTGTCTACGTTGAAATAGTGGTCCTTATCCATCTTGACATCATGCATCTTCGCGAAGCGGCCGTCTGCCGTGAGGAGGACGGGGTTCTCTCCAACCACGGTAAGCAAGACCTGGATGCCGTTGGGTCGCTCGGGGGTCTTCGTGCCCTCCAACAGAACTCGGCAAAAGCGGCGTTCGTGATTCGATGTCATGGGTTTACTCCCTCTTGTCGCCCAGTTTAACAAGGACTACCGGCGCTGTCTCCCCGTGCTTATGGGAGCCGCCATGATCAGCATCCCATATTCTCCAATAACGGTCGACCTCTTGTTTCCGGTTCTCAACCATGAAGCAGTTCCAGCAGATGGATGGGTCGCCCTCATGTTGGAACAGGTGGTCATACCACTTATACCCACAGGAGGCACACATCTTCCCCTCGCTGTGGATGGGGCTCTCGTTCCATTCGCGTCGAGACAGCCCTGACCAAGAGCGCTTGAATGCCCCACGCCTGAACGCCTCATCCTCTGCGGGGGTCCATGGATATGGTTCCCTCCCCGGTGTGGGGGGTGGAGGTGGAGGCATGGGGGCGATGGGTCGGGCAAGGGTGAAGACGTTGGGCTGACGTTCATCTTCGGGGGGTTCACCGGTCAGCGAGTCGATGTCCCACCCAAGGATGTTATCGTTCATGCTCCTCCCCAAACGCAACGCCCTCCATCCTATCTTGCTCGGCGATCATTTCCTTCGCCCTGTCCAACCATTCCAGCACGGTAGCTTTCTTGGGTCCATAGAAGGTGGCCACATTCTGCACGAAGCCCTCCTTCACGGCGGGAGACTCAAGCAGGTAGGCCACGCTTGCGGCGTAGAGCTCACGGGCATTCGCATGGCCATCGACAAGGAGGTTGGTGAAGTTCTCCGCGGCCTCCTTACGCGACCCCTTGAGCACGGTCTTCTTCTCGAAGCCCTGTCCGGGAACCCACTTCCCTTTGACCTCGGTTGGCCATCCACGCCATGCGGCCATGAAGTATTCAAGGTCCGCTCCCTCCAGTTTGAATTGGCGGCACGCCGCTGGGGCCCGCTTTGCCTTCTTGATAAGGATGCGACGCAGCAGTTCCGGGTGACCCTGGAGGGCCTGGATCACCATCAGGTAATCGTCGTCTTCAAGTCTAAGCACCTTCATCTTCTCTCCTCTGGGCTCCCCTATCCCTGTTGCGGTCGATTCTTGCAAGGGCATCGGCATCAACGCCGTCCCTCACCTGGGTTGAATGCTCTGCGTGCGGACGGGTGGGGTCGCCTGGTTTGGCAACCTGCCAGTAGTCCACCTGGATGTAGGTATATCTCTGCTTTATCTGCCCCGTGTCTGGGTCGCGCTTATCGAGGTAGCGCAAGAACCCCTCGATCATGACGTTTGCCTTGTAGGTGATTTCCTTCGCGGCGCGCTTCACGTTGTCGTCCCCAAAGATGGTGACGTAGTGCATGTCACTGGTAGAGCCGCGCGATCCGTTGTTGTCCACAAACCTTGAGGTAGCCAGGGTGAACGTGAAGTATCGCTGCCCATGCTGGTTCGTGCCGATGCGCGTCTTGGCCACCCACCCTAGCAGGATGACTCGGTTCAGTGACGGGGGTAGGGGCATAGCATCCTCACGCTCTCAAGTGCGATTTTCCACTTGGCATGTCTCTCGGAGTAGTCCTGGTCTTGCTTACGGGTGCCACCGGGAGACGGAAGGGGCTCGGTTTCCCGAAGCCCCTTCATCAACATCTCCCACTGTTCCCTGTCCAGTTGGTGGACCGAGGAACGTCTTGGGATCCGCACTACTCACCAGCAGGTTTACCCTGTGCGGCCCCCGCCAGTTCGGCGATGTAGTGGGCCTGGCCGACCCGTGTGGCCATGAGCTTGGCCTTCAGGTCCTTCGTGTCGACGCCGTTGAGCCAATCGGCCGCAGCCTTCTTGACCTCCTCCTTAGCCGCCTTGATGTCGCCAGAGTGCTTCTTCAATAGATGGGTCTGGATGATGCCCCAACCCTCGTCCACTTTATGCTGGAGTTCTGCGATCTCGGCCGCGGATTCTGCGGCTGTATCCACTGGCGGCAGCTTGGTCATGCCGACGTCAGGCTTCACGGAACCACTTCCGACAGGGGTAGCATCGGCACCCTGCTTGGTGCGGGTAGGGCGCTCTGGCCTCTTGTCGGGCATGGTGGAGGCACCCGTGAACTCCCGCTCTGCGTTGGCGACATACTTGTTGTCGTCGTAGAGGCCCAGGTGTAGGTCGGCGCCGATGCCAAGGTAGCTCATGCACTTGAGCATGGCGTCGGTGGTGGCCTTCTTCAGTGCCTCGTCGTCATTGAACGCGTTCCCGCCACTACGAGTGGAGCGCAGCTTGTCCCCGCCCCACTGTGGGCCAACGATGTGCTTGTAGCGCTTATCGTCGACGATCTCGGCCCACCACAGTGCGACCTGCACGAAGACCAGCTTCTCGTCCCCGCACTCCTCGATGCGCTCATTCTCCACCTCGATGCCCCACCCCTTCCCCATGGGGCCGAACTTCTCTGTCATCTTCTTGATGGCATACATCGCGTTGATGGCCGTGCCCTTGAATCCTCCAGCCCGGTTGAAGCCCTTGGTGTATTCGGGGTCGGTCTTCTCCAGGTCGTTCCAGAGAGAAAGGTTGCTATTGCTGTCCGTCATTTGTGCCCTCCTTGGGGTCGAAAGAGAACATGGTGGGCTTCATCGTTAGAAGCTCCTTGTCCTTGTTGAACATCTCTGATGTGTCGAAGTCATCCACGATGTCATCAGCCTCCACCAACCTAATGGCGGACGAGAGACAATCAAGGTTGAGATCTAGGGTCCGGTAGGTGTTATTGCAGAACCCGTGGACTCGGGTCATGCACTGAATGAGGGCGTTGATCCTCTCTCTGTCTGGCCTACTGCCTGCTTCCCTTACAGCGTCTGCTGCCTCTAGCATCAGTCTTGCGCCGGCCTCCACTGTGTTGATGAACAGGGTCTCTATGTCCCCGTTCTTAGAGGCGGCGGCAATGATCTGAAGCATCGGGGCCTTGGTCATTGGTTCTCCTTGATGGTGAGCCGTGGTGTAGACTGCGACCGCGTCACGTATTGGGCGAGGATGAACGCGCGGGTCTCCGGACTAAGCTCCCCAATCTTACATGCGGATTGGAAGGCCGATTCATAGTCGATGGTGGTTCTCTGGCTTGACTGTGATGTCACCGTGAACCTGTCGGTAGCGATACCGGTGAGCCCACGCTCAGAGAGCAGAGCTCTGACCCTGGCCGCCGTGGCGTCGGCATCCTTGGTCGCCGCCGTGGCAGCGGCCCTCGCCGCGGCGAGTTGCCCGAGGAGGGCATCGACATCAGCGTCGCTTACACGTGTGATGCTGTCGACTCTTGGGCGCACGTCGGCCGAGGGCATGGCGCCATTCGATGGGCGGGTCCTGGTGGCCACGTTGCGATCCCAGAAGTCCTGTCCGACGGACCTGATATCACCAATTATGGACTCGTTCCGCATGATCGTGTAGGTGCGTTGTTCCTTCACAACTTCCGCAAGGAAGGCGGCGTCGAGAGGCTCACCGCGCATGACGCGGCAGGCGATCCGTTCACGGTCCTCCCTCCGGTAGAGGAGCATCCGCACCGCCCAGTATGGTGTGTCGGTCACCATCATGCTGTGCTGCACCTGGATGTAGACCCGGTCGGGGACCTCCTCTGTCCCACTGGGGCCCCAATCGTCCGATGACGTAGTGCTCTTGCATTCCAGGTGGTAGTTCACGGCGCCGATGGCGTCCGATATGAGCGCGTCCGGTGTGCACCCAAATGGTGCGTCGGGCATGCGCTTGAAACCAGGACTGGTCGAGGACCAACCTCCACCCAGGCTTTCCAAGTGTGAGGCGATGATGATGGGCTCAAAGACATGGCCGAGCAGCATCGCGATGGACTCAGCCTTGTCTGTGGCAAGGCCCATCTTATCCATCCACACCGTCTCAGGCGTGCCCCACTCTGGCGGAACAGTTCCCATCAGGATGGTTGAGTCGGTGGCCGTGATGACGTTTGCCCGTTCATGGGAGAGGGGTGGGGGTGTAATCATCTATGATCTCCTTGGTTGGGGGTTCATGTTGACTCGGTCGGGGAGTGTTGTCAACGCCGTCTCCCAACCTCCTGCAACAAGGTTGGCCATGGCCTGGGCCTCCTGGTGTTGGCGTCTTATACGGGCCATTGACATGTCTGCGAATAGTGTCGCGAGACGCCCGGTTGATGCCATCCATGGTCTCTCTCGCTCTCTTGAGGATGGCGTCGTGGTAGGCGATGCTTTCGCGCAGGGCCACTCGCTTGGCAGCCTCATCCCGAACCGTTCGAGCTCTCCTCTCAGCCATGAAAGCTTTGCCTGCCGCAACCGCAATCGCCAGAGGTATGGTCCACGGCAGGAGAAGCATGACATGGAGTGTGAGTATTTTGGTCCTGTTCGAGGGCATTCCTTCCTCCTCTCTGGTGGGATCAGCTTACGTATGGCAGCCGCTAGCCTGGCAGAGAACTCCTTATCCGCAGTGTGGAGCGCTTCCCGTGACGGAGCCTCGCGCGCGGCGGCGGCATGGGTGGTTGGGTAAGGGGTTACCGCCCGGTAGGTAAGCATCACATGGTTACTATCTCCACCCAACCTGTTGATGAGCTCTGCATAGCCGCATGCAATACCGACACGGACGTTGACACCGTAGAAATCGGAAGCCTGTGTTACCTCCTGGCCTATGACTTGGTGTGGGTGTGAATCCACATAGATAGCCACCGCATCCAGAATGTCGGTCATCCACTCGGGACGGGGTGGCGGCGTGGGAGGCGGCATTCCCCAATCCCATTCGTCCGGGCGGGCGGGTATGGTGTGGTTCAGGTATCGTGCGGCGTCGACGAAGACATTGGGGGACCTTATTGACCGCCATGGTATTGATGATGTCCCGCTCGTCGTGGTTGAAGTATCGGCCGCACCCGGTCCTCGGCCCGTTCCTGGCATGTTACCTCCTGCTGGTTGATATGCGTGAACGACAAAAGGCCCCCAGCGCCGAAGCACCGGGGGCCGTAGTGGTCCTACTTCTTGATGGCCAATGCAATCTTTCCCTCGATGTCGCTGAGGGATAGGGGTCCTTTCTTCCAGACCCCCAGGTTCTCCCATCCGTCAGGTGTCTTCAGGATAATGGAGAGGTGCCCCTTGTGAGGGGATTCGTCGCCGAAGTAGCGCCAGCAGACCGTGTGTTCGCCGATTGTGCCGACGATGTCACGGTCCTGTCTACTTCGCGGCGGCAAGACGTTCCACCGCTTCCGCAAGTCGGGTCACCTCCCCTACCAGGATGTTGAGGGCTTCCGCGTTCTGGATGGACAGGGACAGCACCTTGAGGGTGGGGTCCTTCTCGATGGCGGGCGCCTTCCGCTCGGTCTGCCCGAGCTTGGGGTTCGCCACGCGCCTGGGGATGAAGGTGTAGTCCCGGGAGCTATCCCCTCGCATGAAGGTCCCGAACCGGGCGATGATGGCGCTCTTGTTCTTCGTGATGCGATGGAAGAACAGGTAGCTGGAGACGTCGCTGATGCGGCGGGGGCGGAAGACCGCATGAACCAGCTTGTCGTAGTTCATGGGGATCTCCTTGCCATCCGGGTTTTCCTTGAGCGCCTTCTTGAGCCAGGTCATGAAGACACGCTGGGGTTTCTCGGTGTGCCCCTTGACCCGGATCGCCTTGTTTCCGGTGGTAAGGCCGCAGTTGCTCATTGTAAATCCTCCTTTGGGAGAGTGACCCACCCGTTCTCGGGCAGGGGTGATACAGGCACGGGCTTGGGTGCGGTCCCATCCGCGCTCTGTGTAAGCAGATAGAGGAAGGCGGAATGCTTATGCATCCCGACACGGTAGGGCAGGTCGAGCCTGCACAGAACAGAGTTGATGGCGTTCCGGGTCATCCGGGTGTCGCCCCAACCACACAGGTTGACCTCGATGACCCACGTATGTGGATCAGGCGACGGCCGTTGTGTGACCCGCACGATGCGGCTCTGTCTGAGTGAAACAGATACTCCATCCGTCTCAAGGGATTTCGCCAGAGCAGCCTCTTCACGGAGGAGGGCTCCAACAATGGGGATGGACTCGTTGTTAGGCATTGCCCGAGACACACCGGGCTCCTTTCTTTTCGAGCGTTCGTAGATGCGTTGCCAGGATGACGGCTGGATGGTGTTTCGTCAGCCGGAAGTAAAGGAACGCAGCAAGAATGGTGCAATCCTTCCTGGCGTCGCGATAGTGCGCAAGCCAATAGATTGGGTTCTCACCCCACCACTGGTATGGGTTGCGGTTGACGGTTAGGGCGTTGACACCGAAGTGCCCCCGCCATGGAGCGAATGTCGCATGATCCTTTTCCGGAGTCCGGAAGGCCTCCAGTATCCGGAGTGGTAGTGACCTGGGCAGGCGTCTCATGCGTTGCCTCGGACCCTCCGCTGATCGCGGCGGCCACCCTTGACGGAGCGGTAGTCCATGCCTCTTCGTGCAGCCTTGAACTCGCTGTCACAATACTTGCACACCTTGACGGTCTCGGACCCGAAGATCCGGTCAGTGAGATCGTCCACATCACGAACCGTCCCACACCAGTCGCACACACCAGACTCGTTGAGGATGATGCAGCTCTCATCCTCTGCGTATTCCTCCTGGGCCGCCATGAACTCCTCTGTCGTGACGCCAATGTTGTTCAGCGTCTCGGCATAGGCCTTCACCCACAGGACTTCTCGCTCTTCGTCCGTCATCTTCTCGTATTGCGTGAGGGGGACGTTCAGGCAGGAGAGACACTGGGTGGTCTGCTTGGTGTTGGGGTCGTAGACGTGGATGATCTCACGCTCGAACCGTTCCACTAGGACAGCCCTCTTGATGAGTGCTGCGCGGGTTGCACTCTGTGCGCTTAGGACGATGGCGCCCTTGGTGTTCTTTCCTCGGAGGGCCAGCAGCATGGTGGCTGCCTTCTCGTGAGCCCGATCCTTGTCCATCAGGACGGACTCGCTGCGGGTGAGAAACTTCTTCTTGGCTTCCTCGTCAGAGACGCGAGATGCTTCGGACTTGGTGACATTCGTGAGGGGCGGCTGGGAGAACGGGATAACCTTGCCCCTTCGCTGCTGGCTGTAGTCATAGCCACCCTCGTAGCCACCCTCGTAGCCGTAGCGATCCGAGTCCCAGACGTAGCCGCCATACTTGGCTTCGGTGGCTGGCGCCTTGTAGACAGCGGCCGGGCAGTTCTCGTGGGTGCCATCCCATGGAGCTGTGACATACTCTTCCACCACGGGTTCGAGGGATGTGACTTCGAGCCCAGCCAGCACAAGCGCTTCTTTGAGGGTAGACTTCTCTGACGAGACGGCCCATCCCCATGGCCCCTCCGCGACATGGAGGACCTGGGAGTGCCGGTAGAGGTAGAGCTTGTCACCCACACTGGCAACAAGGCCGCAGGACCCAGACACCTTGGCGAGGCCACCCGCCCATCCGTGTGTCACCACAGAGATGGCGATCTGCCCTGAGTCAACGGGGTGATCCTTCTCGGTCAGGCCATCGACCTTGACGACCCCGTTGTGAGCAAGGGTCAGTGTCCCAAGCTCGAATGGATGCGTGTTCTCGATGGTTCTCGCACCGTGTGTTGCCTGCCTGGTATGGCCAGCCATCCACGCCCCGGCCTCCGGTTGCCAGGTGTTGAAGATGAACGACCGGAAGTTGGCGATGTTGTCATCGTCGGTGATCGCCCCCAGGGAACGGAACGGAGGGATCCCCTTGCCCCACATGCCGAAGCTGTGACGCCCTCTCGGCACGTTGCCGACGCCGAGGAACAGGGCGAGGACACGAAGGGAGAGGGCATCGGCGCCCTCCTTGGGGAAGATTGAAAACAAACCACACATGTAGTGGCTCCTTAGGATGCCCGTCTGGGCTAGTTGTTGACGATGGAGAGAGGGGCCGCGGAGGAAAGGTCCGAGGCATCGGTGGCCATAGGGTCGCACGCCAGCGATGCGATGGTCGTGTCCATATTCATCGTGTGGTGCAGCACGCGCAGGGTATCGGGGACAGTCGGTGAGGATAGTCCCTTCGCCGCCAGGATTCCGGCTAGTTCGGTGTAGGCCATGGGATCATCCACAGTCCTATCGTTGATACCCACACTGCGCAGGCTCTCCTTGACCAGATTGGTAATTTCCGGCGAGCCCATAGAGAGATTGTGTTCATGTGCATAGTAGGAGATGTAGAAGTAACGCCGATGAATGGCATCGAGCGCCGCCTTCGTCTCGTCCGACAGCCCGAACAGATCCACTGTTGCCTGGACCCGCCTGTCGATACGGAGCCTTGGGGTTGTTTCGACCAACGTGACGAACTGGTCCAACACTGCACGATGGGCGGCGTCCGGATTACTGAGGAACTCGATACTCAGTCCGACGAACTTGTCGATGGCCTTCTGCGTCAACTCTGCGCGAGCCAGGGTATAGGTCTTGCTGTTGCTGCTGGGCCAGATGCGGTTCTCCAGGGTGTAGGTCACCTTGGTCCGTCGGGCGTAGCCATCATGCCGATGGATGCACACGGCGGATCTGCCAGACAGGGACGAGCTCTGGTATCGCATCATCGGGTCCTGGTCCCCGCAGTTCCAGGACCTGACACCGAATCCACCCTGGCAGTAGGTGTTGCTCCGCCGCGCCTTGCTCACGAACTGGCGGCTCAACTGGGACATGGCATCCCCGAACCGACCGAGCAGATTGCAGAACTCTCGGTAGGAGTTGGTAGCGGCAGTCTCACCCGCCCGATGCCTGGTTCGGATCGGCATCATCACTTCAAACAGATCGGTGATGTTTGTGTGGATGTGCATCCCGGCCGAGCGGTTCTCAATGTTGAACCCATACTTCTTGGCGAGGTTGAACATCGCATCCACGCCCATCGGGATGGCGAGGCCGCCGATGGGAGGCGTCGTGATCTCGCAGGCACCACCCATGAGGGAGCCGTCCCCGTGGATGTGCCAGATGTGCGTGCCGTCCGAACACGCCTCGTTGAGGAAGGCGTCCATCCTCTCGACACCGACCTGCGCCGACCCCGGGCCGGTCTCGAACTCTATGCCGATGACACGGTCAAGGAACCTACCGCTTGGGTCGGGGACCTTGTAGCCATACTCCGGGGCGGATGGTGAGGCGTCGATTGAGGTGTAATACTTCCCCGTCGCTGGATCCTGGTAGAGCCGCGCCGGGTTGGCGCATCTACGGCACCGCATGGAGGGGTCGCTCTCCATGTCGTGGACGAGCACTGATGTCGAGAGGATGATGACGGTATCTGACGGCAGACCCTGACGGGAGCAGTCGTTGAGTCCTTGTGGGATCATATCGAACTCTTCCTGGTTGGCCGTCATCGAGACCCCATCTCCGAGGAGACGGATGCGCCTCTGGACTCCAGGGTTGGGGTCCGTGAAGGCCAGCACCTTCTCCCGGTTGAAGGTGGGGTTGCCACACCCTCCACACGCGGAGAGCACTGTGCGATTGAACTGCGACACCGTCCCGGCAGTGATGGGAATGTTGACACCGTTCCGATGCCCTGTGCTGCGCGCTTCCCGCATGGCGCTGATGGACATGACTTTATTGCTCCGATGGTAGGATGCCGTGTCGTAGGCCAGTGTGAGCATGGATTCGGCACACGAGGCGCAATAGCGTGCATCAGTCTGTATCCCGTCCAGTTCGACGGGACGCCCACGGAAGGTGCCACCCTGAACGACGGGGTTGGGCGCAACACAACCGCACCTGGTGCACGTGGGGATGGCCGCACGAACGCGGGCGTTCTCAGAGATATCCACGTGCGGCTCGGGGATATTGGCCGTCCATTGATTTGCGGGCAAGGCGCCCTCCATGTTCGGTTTGAGGCACGGTGGTGCCAGCTTGATCAGGTTGCAGCAGGTCTTGATGAGTTCGAGGCCTGCCATGACGCGCTCGATGTGGCCCTGCCCAATGATGACAGGGAAGGTGTCTGCCCCAGAGAGGTTGAGAGCGTTGGCCCCAGACTCTGAAGTCACTGAGTTAAGGGCTCGCCCCATGAACCGGAGGATCCCATACGCCAGGTGGACGTTGATCTGGAAGTCCCCATAGGAGAGCGCGGGGCCGCCCCGCTCACTGGTGGGGTCGAGTGCCGCTGCCACACCAGAGACCCGGCGATAGACATTGTTGTAGGCGTCTTGGATGGATGCGGAGCGAGATAAGCAGATCTCGTCACGATACGGATCAACGAGGTTGTCGCGCCGAAGGTCGTAGTATTCCTTGACCAGATCGCCAGCGGCAAACGCGATCCTTGGATCCGAGTAGACCCCCGTGTTGTAACAGGTGGCAGTCATGAGCCGCATTGAGAGTTCACACCGCCATGCGTCGATGACCTTGTCCTGGTTCCGGAGAATCCTTCGAGTTGCGAAGGTGCTGTAACGGGTCGATGACAGGGCACAGCGGATTCCACCGAGAGTATAGACAAAGAGGTTGTTCTGGTCACTCGGGGGGCAGTCTCGCATCGAGTCGAGTGCGGCACGGGTTGCGGCCAGAGCGAAGGTGGCCGTCGGGTCACCCTCATCGGCGAGCGCGACAAGTGCGGCCTCGTGCGCCCCCGTGTTGGTGTTGTTTTCCAGTGATCTCGCAATGCGTTCCAACCGCAAGGTCCTCCCCTTGTCTTCCGGCTGCGATGCACTGAGTGTGCTGATGAAGATGGTGTTCGGGCTCGCCGCCCCTACTACGGGCCCCGACACTTCCCAGTTCATGCCTGGGAATGTGCACGCCAAGTTGTCCACCCGCAGTGAGTTGAACCGGCGGCAATGATCCATGATGGTTCTGATGTCCCGGTCGCACTGTTGGCCGGAGCCAAGGACAACAATCGCGCCCCTGCCTGCGATCTCATAGAGTTCAGACATGATGTCTCCTTTCCCCGTAGACGAATCCCCCAGCGCAGCGGGGATGGCTGCGCCGGGGGTTGCTGTGTTGCGGTGTTACTGGTGGGTGGCGAACGACTAGCCGATGGAGTCGGCGGCCTCGTTCACGTAGTCCACGAGGTCGTCGTTTCCGGCGATCAGCTTGGCGATGCGCTTGTCGGCCTTCGCCCGGAGGTCGCCCTCGCGGCGCTTGCCCTTGCGGACGAAGTAGCGGACGTCCTTGCTCTTGGCATCGACGTCGCGCTTGTCGGCGCGGACCAGGCCCTCGGCGACCAGCTTCTCGAACGCCTTCCAGACGCCGTTCATGCTGATGCCGTGCTCAGAGAGGCGGAGCATGGCGAGGACGGCGTCGGTCGGCACCGGCTCGCCCTGAGGCGTGGTCGTGGCGACGGTGGCGAGCAGGGTGTTGATCTCACCCGCCTTGTCGGAGTTCGTGAAGTAGTGGTTCGGCTTGCTGCGGTGCATCCGGATCAGGCCGAGGCCGGCGAGGAACCCGATGCTGGTGCCCACGCACAGCGGGTTGTCGTTGACCAGACGCACGATCTCCTGGTGGTCGACGGCGTGGGGCGCCGACTTGATGGCGCGCAGCACCTGCTTGTCGAGGGAGCTGCACACCAGGCCGGAGGGGGAGGCCACGGTGGGGGTGGACTGCGGGGTTGGCACCAGGAACGTGGGCACGGGGCCGGGCGCCATGAACTCGGCCACCACGTCCTGCATGTCGGGGTTCGTGAAGAAGTAGCCGCGCTTGCGGGAGTGCTCCTTGATCAGCTTGGCGTCCAGCAACGCCTCGATGGTCATGCCGCGGGTGATGTTGATGGCGTGGGGCGCTGACTTGATGCTCTGGAGCGTGTTCTTGATGTAGACCTCGCCGCCAAGGAAGGTGGTCACGGTGGCGCGCTTGGCGGGGTTGGTGAAGAACTTCCCGGCGCAGTTCCGGGTGCCGGCGACCACGAGGCCGGTGCGCACGAGCTGGTTCACCTTGGTGGCGACGCCGTCGATGTTGGTGCGCTCGGCGATCTCCCGCACGCTCACCGCATGGGGGGCGGTCTTGATGGCGGCCAGGATGGTGATGATCTTGGACATGTGTCCTCCTTGTGTGCACGCCAGGATGCACTCTGTGTGTAAACCCAGCGCCTGGCACCTACTGGGTTGGGGTTGTTCCGGAGTCCGGAACGCTATCGCTTGTCTGGCCACTTCATCGTGCAGACAACGATAGCAAGGGAGAGGGAAAGGGTGGAGGCAAATGCTCCACCAATGACGAAGAGGCTGTCACCAAGATAGATGGCAGCCGTCTCGGATGCGCAGGCTGCGGTGAAGCAGCAAAGCGCGAGAACAAATGCGCGGATCACGTTTCGTCTTGAGTGTTGGCCCACTTGAACAGTGCGCCCCACACTACCATGACTGTGAGGACGACAAGCATGGCATCCAGGTCGGGGATCTCCTGCCTGCTTGCCTTGGTCACAGCCAGGGCATCGAAGAAGAAGGCAAGTATGAATCCCGCGACGAGAGCCATCATCTTCCAGAAGGGGATCACAGGAGCTCCTTGTCTCGGCAGGTTCGGCTGCGTTCGATCTCGCCATCGAAGCGTTGATCATCAGACGAGAGCCCCTCGTGGAAGAGGGCGCACCATGGCTCGGCCACGGTCTTGCCGTCTGCCCTGAGGTATGGGCAAGCGTGTCCGCCGTCCAGGCACGTGTGCTTGGAGCAGTTGATGGTGACTGCGACTTGACGCTCAGACATCATACACCAACCTTCTTATGGCATCTGATCCATCGCCAGGTGTAGCGCGCAACCCAGCGCATGGCACGGGCCTGCGCCCTGGTCAGCATGGTGGGATCGAACGAGTGGGCTGGGTCTTCGATGATGCGGTAGCTCTTGATCTTGTAGGACTGACGGAGAGGCTTCGGAGTGCGGGCCATATCAGAACCCCAGGTCTCGATACCAGTCCTTCGCCTGGACGAAGGGCTTGAGTTCCCGGAGTTCGCGCATCAGCCCATTGAACACAGGCTGATACTCCTTGAGGTCGGCCTCGTTCTTCTTGATGAGGGCCTCGTAGTAGGCGGCATCCCGGGGCTCACCCGAGGGGCCTGAGCCCAGGGCCTTGGCGCCGTAGCGCTTGATGAACAGCAGCTCCCCCCGGTAGAAGCGGAGGGTGTTGTTGATGGCGGCGATGGTGTCACGCATGGTGAAGGTGCGGTGCTTGAGTTCACCGAACTCCTTCTTGGTGACGTTCTCGCGAGGATCACGGACGATGCTACTGGACATGGCGTCCTCCTGTGGGGGTTGCGCGTGTGAGTTCTGTGGATTCTCTTCCGATGATGCAAAGGGCTTCCTGCACATCCTTGGGGAGCAGGAGGAAGGCGCCGACCGGTGACTCCATGACAACCTGGAGCATGGTGGTGGGCGAGATGGTGCCAGCCTTGACCATGCCAAGCATGTCGTGCATGGCGGTGATGTTGGTGATTGGCTTGGCCATCAGACGAACCACCCATCTTCGGTCTCCCTTTCGGGGACGGCGTAGTAGATGAAGCCGGGCGCATTGATCGCCTGGCCGGTGGACTTCCGGACTCCGGAAGCGGGGATGTTGCGCTTGCTGCGCCGACGGAGGATGGGGATCCCCGCAAACAGGAGGATCCCCAGGATGATGAGCGCGTCCATGTCAGTGCTTGTAGTGCTTGCCGTGGGCGCGGCGGCGGTTGGGCCCGGTGCTGGCGCCGGAGCGGGTCCGCGTGGATGCGTTCTTGATCTGACTCTTGTTCGTCTTGTCGAACTTCACCGCCTGAATCTTGGACTTGCCGGCCATGAGGCCTCCTCGTGCAGCATGAGCTGCGTTATACCCGTGATCGCACGGGCGTGATTAACTAGCCTTTGAGTGTTGGTTTGGTTGTGTTGAGGCCGCGGGTGATCGCATCCAGGGCATCATCCAGGTTCTTCTTGCACCCGATGAGCGCTGCGAGCGGCGTCTTGCCCGTGAGGAACTTGATCTTGAACGATGTCCCCGCAGGTGTGACATACACATCGAGCGTGCAGGCCCATTCGCCATTACGCATGAGCCACAGACTGGGGGCGCCATGTCGAGTGAGGTATTCCAGGATCTCTTCCATCATGCCCTCGCCTGGATGATCCGGAACTTAGTGACCTCATCGGCCACGGTGGAGAGGACGAGGTCGCGCTCTTCCTCGCTGGTCACGTGCTTGATCTCCTCGAAGGCAGCGCAGATGCGCTCACCCTGGGCAGCAAGCTCGGCCCGCTTGGTTTCACGCATGCGCATGAGAAAGCTGATGTGTTCGGTGGTCATGATGCCACCTACTTGAGGGTCTTGGGCATGAAGGCCTTGGCATTGTCCATGAAGTAGGCGAAGCGCTTCGTGACATACTCCCGGATCTCAGCCTCCGTGGACAGCCTGCTGCGGTTGAGGGTGTAGCAGTCATCAGCATAGACCCATGAGCCACTACCGGCCGGGCAGAACCCGCCACTACCGGCGTTCATGAACACGGTGCCAGACTTCGAGGTGATGCACACGCCAGTGCGGAGGTTGGTCCTGGGCACAGCACTCTTGTCGTTCTCGGCGTTCTTCTGCTCGGAGTTGATGGCCTTGTAGGCTGAGGCCACCGGGAGGCCAGTCACAACACCCAAGAGTGCGGCGACGGACTCGGCGCGACACCCGAACTCACCACGCTTGATGGCCTTGGCGATGGCATCGGCGCGCCTGGTGTTCTCGGTGTCCACCTTGGACTTCTTCTCGGCGACGGGCTTGGCCATGGCGGCGGCCTTGGCTTCCCAGTGGGGGCGGACGGCTTCGGTTCGTGCCATGAGTTCGGCCACGAACATGGTGATCATGGCGCGCCTGGCATCAGCGGCCGGATCAGGTTGCGGGGCGACCGGCGTCGGCGCGGGGGTTGCTTTCTTGGTGCTCATGTATTCCTTTCATGCGGCGTATGCCGCGTAGCACCCGGGTGGGTGGTGGTTAGACCTTGATCATGGATTCGAGGGAGGCGAGCTGCCGATGGTCCATGAGTTGGAGTTCAGCGGCCAGCATCTGGAGCAGGCCGATGTTGGGTGAGGGGTTCATCAGCGCCCGTTGGAACTCTTCCAGCTTGTTGGTGACGATCCTCTCACGGAATGCGGCGCACTCCACAGCGAGTTCGATCATCTTGTTTTCGGGAATGGTCGGTCCATGAGACATGGGTCTCTCCTTAGATACTTCCGGACTCCGGAAGTGCTACTTGGGTTCATCCTTGTGGTGAACAAGGCCGGGCGAACGATCCACGTAGTAGTGTTCGTCCTCGACGGCGGTGACCAGGATGCTGGGGTGCGTCTGAGGGAAGGCTTTGTTCTTGGTATCACACTTGACCAGTGTGCATTCTGAGGACTCCCCACGGGCAACTCGGTCGAGCTTGTTGATGAGGGTAAGCAGGTTTCGTCTGCTCAGGTAGACATGTGGTGTGGTCATCACTGCACAGTGCTTCTCCAGGTTGAAGGGTTCGTGTTCGTTGCCACGAGGCATTGGTATCCCTTTCTAGACATAGCGGGGCCAGCACGATGCCAGCCCCGCTTGGGTTGAACTTCCGGACTCCGGAACTTGCTAGGCGCTCTTGAGGTTCCGGGTGCTGATGCCCAGGTTCTTCGCCAGGGCCATGAACAGGCTCTCCTGCTCGTCGTGGGTCAGAGCCTTGGCCTCGTTCAGCACTTGGCGGTAGGTCTTGGGCGCTTCCACCCCAGCCTTGGCCTGCTTGCGCTTGTTCCGCTGCTGGGACGCGGTGCCCTTCCCAGCCTTCACACCCGCCACGACCTCGGACCACGCCTTCGCGATCTTGAGCTGCTGGCCCTTGTCCAGCTTGGCGAACGCCTTCCCCTCGGGGCTCTGGAAGTCGTCGAAGTAGACCTTGAGGCTGTTGCGGAAGGCCCAATCCGTGACGTCGAGCGTGGCCTCCACCTTCGCCGCCAGCGCCCACAGCAGATGCTCCCGGCCAGCCTTCGCCACCTGGTCCCAGGCCACGATCTTGCTCACGAGATCGTTGGCGCTGTCCTCGATGAACTCCAGGCCCTTGTTCACGGCCGCGATGCTCTTCTCACCGGCCTTCAGGATGTTCGTCATGTTGATCCGCATGGGATCTCCTCTTGCGGCACTTAGCCGCGTTGGTCGTGCAGTGAATCTCCATCCTGCACCGACGTTATCAAGCCCCCTTGCCTCTTGCGGCGTTGGGTGAGGTTGTGCCTGCTGAACCTTGCTCAAGGCCAGCAGCGGAAGGCGGAGAGACTCCGTTGACCTTGGCTTATCCTGCCTTCAGTCTCTGGAGAGAGCTTCCAACCCAGCCCATGCTAGGCGTTCCCCTCATATACGGAGCGGCCCTATCCCGCCGTTCTCATTCATCCGGGCTCCGGAACTGCCGGGGGGGGGTATTGGGGGGTTTTCATACGACGAAGCCCGCGTGTGTGTTTCGTCTCAACCTTATATTTTTCAGGGGTTTTCAATTGGACTTGACAAGCTCAACAGGGTCGAGCCATCCATTTGGGTCTGGTTGGTAGAAGAGAGAGAGGAAGCGAGCGAGTTCAGAGGGTGTGACGGGAGCGGACATCGGTTGACCTCCGAAGGTGTAATTCCCTAGATCCACGGACCTCGGGGCATAGTATCCCCTTGCGGGGATGAAGGTGATTCCCTGAGTCCTTTCGGAGCCCCAAGGCATCAAGCACCATCACTTCAGAGGGGGTTTGACGGCCCTCAGCGCACCCTCGGTCAGCGGTAGGTGCTAGTGATGCTTCCCGAGTTTCCTCCTGACGGTGGCCCCTGAGACAGTGCTTGTTGCCTCAGGGGTTGTATGGGGCTCTGCCCACACGCTTTCTTCGAGTAGCGTATCAAGGTCTGGCCGGTTTCAACGCCTTGGCTGCTTAGGCTTTAGGCACCGCTGGCCACCTTGATATCCCGTCTCTTCACCAGCCTTCTCGGGGGCTTCCGGGCTTGACCGGTGGATTCTGGGGATCGGCCCCGCCCTCAACACCGACACCCAGAGTCTGCGCCATGGCCCCACCCCTGTCAACCCCAAGATCGGTAGAGAAGGATTTTCTTGCAAGTTTCCTGTTGACAGGCACCTCTTCGGGGTTATCCTTGGGGTGTGGGGATAGACCCCTTAGGAGGTATCTATGAACGTAGTCTTCCAGTCTGACGTCATGCGCCATCTGGCGGTGAGCACCGAGTCTGGTGTGGTGGGCAAGCACGCCTTCCGCGCGCTCTTCTATATCTGTTCGGTCATGGGCCCGGACAACAAGGCGAAGGTGGACCAGCAGAAGCTGGCCGAGCGCCTTGGGGTTTCCGGCCAGACCCTCTACATGGCAACCCGCGCCCTGTGTAGCTACGGCTTCATCGCTAAGGAGATGAACCGGGAGCGGTCCAAGACCTTCATTGTCAACCCCGCCCTGGCCGTCCATGATGATGGTGTGGACTACGAGACCATCATGGAGGCCTTCAGCAAGGCACAGGCCGACCAGATCGAGGTTGAACAGGAGGAGAACAAGGATGTCGAGGAAGCCATCGCCTCCTTCATTACCGGCGAAGAGCCGGATGCCGCGAATCCCGAAGCCTAGGAAGTCTGTCCACCTGGACGAGTTCATGGAGAACATCACCGACAAACTCGAAACGGCCTCCCCCTCCCGGGGGGACCATGACCTCCGCTTCAGGCGGAAGCTGGAGTTTGCGACCAAGGATGTGACTGCTACGGCATGGAACATTAGTGGCCTCGGTGAAGTCTCCATGAACCAGGTCTGGGAGTGGGTCTGTATCATGACGGCAGAGAAGCACAACCTCAAGGAGATCTGTGATGTCCCCGGGGCCCCGTCCATCCGGACACTGTTTCATTGGCGCCGCAAGTATCCCACCTTTGATCAGCGGCTCCGTGAGGCAGAACAAATCAGGGCCTACCTGATCGCCGAGGAAGCGACTGATGCCGGCCGCGGTGCCACTCCCGAGACTGCCCAGGCAGCCAAGGTTGCCTTCCAGGCGCTCACCTGGCGTGCGGCCAAGTTGGACCCATCCGCCTTCGCGGACAAGAGGATCGAGGAACACCGCCACGACTTCTCTGATACCGCAACCGAGGAGCTCAAGGGACGCGTCGCCGCTATGGTAAGCGCCTTCCCACACCTGCTCGGAATCGCCAAGGAAGCCCTTGGATCCAAGATCGAATCACCTAAGGTCATAGATATAACCCCAGAGCCCAAGGAGGAACCACCCCCACCCTGAGGAGGGACCATGCGCCCCATCGCCTGCACAACCTGTTTCGACCGTGGAGTCATCATTGACCGCTCCGGATGCACCCGTCACTGCCCCGCCTGCCTTGGACTTTCTCGGTTCGGTCAGGACGAATATGACGCGCCCGGAGTTCTCGATGACCCGGTCAAGCGCTCTCCCAGGCGAACTGTTCCTCCAAGTCCCCGTAAAACTCCTAAGCCAAAACACAGGGTATAACTCCCACTGGTCCGTCAAGTATCGCCATCGGCAGGATATGGACCTCGTGGCTACCCAACTCCTCAAGGGCCTTCACCCTGGACTCGTCCGGGCTGAGGGCCCTCGCTTTATCATCTTCTATAACCGCGGCCGTGCCGACATCATCAACATCATGGGCGGGGCCAAGGCCTTGGTCGACGCCCTCGTGAAGCGCGGGGTCTTCCGCGATGATGACCCCAAGAACCTCGTCTATGCTGCGGCTATCCCCGCACCCAAGCACGAGAACCCTGACATCAAGGCAACTATCTATATCGGAGATGCATTATGAGCGCAACCCTCGTTATCCACGAAGAGCATAACGACGTAACATACCACTATGATGATGTAAAAGACCTTGGGGCCAGGTTGGTGGATATATTTAATAGCGCCGACCACCCCAAGGGTGCGACCCTGATTGTGGGCAGTGACAATAACTTCGGGGAGCTTACCCTCCGCATTGGCGATGGGTGGTGGAATGGTAAATAAGTGGTCTGACGAGTCCCGCGACAACATCATGTCGACGATCATGGATATTGCGGCCAACCTGGAAGAGAACGCTGGGGTCATCATCCTGCGCCGGTTGAAGGATGGCGCACTTGATACCACGTGGGCTGGGTCAGATGGCTTCTCCCAGATCGACGTCATCGGGATGACCGCCATCTTCCAGCGCCGCCAGCATGACTGCATTTCATACCAGGAGCCCAAAGATGACCCAGACTCATGAGACCACCTTCCCCCGCATCCTCTACCTGTCGCACGATGTCGTCCCAACTGACACCGGCATCACCTACTGTTGGACCTTCTCTGTGTCCGTGGGTAACCGTGGGGTCCTCGCTGAGGTCGATGACTTCCAGCCGGATCGGCGCAAGGGCGATGACGCTGGGGCACTCGTCGATTCCTATGCCAGGGTTGCGAGGATCCTGACCATGTTCGCCGACGCCGCGGAGAAGTCTAGTGCAATGTAAGAAGGGATCTTGCGTGTGGGTTCGTTACCGGGTGAATGGATTGTCCTATAACGGCAGTCGAACCCCCACGCCAATCGAACCGTCCTGGGCTGTGAGCATCTGCGAGAAGTGCCATTGGGTCTCGGCCATTCTCATGGACCAGGCCGGCTTGCCGGTTGTCCTGATCAGCGGGCAAGTGGCTGCCCAGGGGGACCTGCGTGATTGATCCCATCGACCCGATGCAGCAGATGCCAACCCTTGTGGAGCCAGATCTTCGTGAATTCGAGGCCATGCTCCAGGAGCTTCGTAAGCGCGAGGTCCTTGGGAGCAGGGACAGCATCGAGTTCTATCCGAAGCAGAAAGAGTTCCTCTTCTCGCCGGCCGAGATCACGGTCCTCTACTCTGGCAACCAGACAGGCAAGTCGCATACCGCATCATTCGCCCTGGCCTGCGACCTTGAGGGGATCTACCCGGATTGGTGGGAGGGTCCGCGGACCAAGAACGCCATCCGCGCCTGGTGCGTCGGCGTGACCAATGAGTCCACCCGTGACAACTGCCAGTTCAAGCTGTGGGGCCCAGACCATGAGGCCCCGGGTGGGGGCTGGCTGAACCCGGAACGGATCATCAAGCACACCCGTCGCCAGGGCGTGGCGGGTGCCATTGATACCATCTGGATCAAGCACGTCAGTGGCGAGACATCCATGGTGACGTTCAAGTCCAACGAGATGGGGCGTGAGAAGCTCATGGGTCCCTCCCTTGACCGCATCTGGTGTGACGAGGAAATTGATAAGGATGTCTTCGACGAGCTCTGCTTCCGTATGGCTGCACGCCCGGGTGCCATTCTCCGCATGACCTTTACCCCCCTCAAGGGTATGACCGAGTTGGTCATCAACCTGGAGGAGGCCGAGGACGGCAAGGATGTGAACGTGATCCGCCTGACCGCTGCGGATGTCAAGCATCGGGATGGCCGAACCCACATGACCGAAGAGTGGCGCGACAAGATCCGGCGCCGCTATGCCGGCGAGCCTCACCTTCTCCAGGCGCGTATCGAGGGTGTCCCATCACAGGGGTCGGGTCTGATCTACAAGGTCGACTGGACAAAGATCTTCTGTAAGCCGTTCCCCATCGAGCCGTGGATGCCGCGCATCGGGGCCATCGACTTCGGATGGCGCCACCCAACCGTGGCCATGGCTGCCGCCTACGACAAGGACGCCGACTCTATCTATATCTATGGGATGCACCACGCCAGCGAGCAGGACCCCAAGCAGCACGTGCGCATCATCTCTAAGTGGGGTGACATCGACTATGCCGCCGACCCGGCCGGCGTCCAGTCCGACAAGATCTCTGGCGCCAAGCTCATGCACGAATATAACAAGGAGTTCGACCCGAACTGGCGGGAGCACTGGGATGAGAAGCGGTGGCGGGTCTTCCCGGCTGACAATGGCGTCCTTGCCGGCATCGCCAGGTGTCAGACCAGAATGGAGACCGAGCGTATCTTCATCTTCGACATCCCGGAGTTTGATCCACTGAAGAAGGAAGCTCGCCTTTACCGCTGGAGTGAGACTGACCCAAACAAGCCATTCAAGAAGTATGATGACTGTATGGATACGATGCGGTATCTGGTCGGCGCCATTAACAGGGCCAGGCCCATGGGTAAGAGGTTGACCCCATTAGAAGATGACACATCCACACCTAATACCCCACAATATAAGCCGAGGCCTGAGGGCTACTAGGAGTGGACATGGTTGAAGACAACTCCGCGGCTGGGCTCGTCAACGTCCCACAGCCGGTGATGACTGGGGCGCAGCACCCCATTGCGAAGCCGTCGAAGACCCAGGAGATGGCCACCAAGGTCCAGTCGGAGTTCAACAACTATAAGACGCGCATTAGGAATCGCCACGATACGTGGATCGAGCTTGAGGCCAACTACAACGGCCGCTACCTCACGCCGATCACTGACGGCAGCAACGTCTTTATGCGGTTCACGCGGCTCATGGTCTCCCTGGCTATGGCCAAATTGCTCCCCATCATCATGCCTTCGACCGGTGAGCCATGGAACGTAAGCCCATCACCCGTCCCAGATATTGATGGGGTCGATCCAGCCCAGGCCAAGGAGTTCGCAGATAAGGCCTGCGCGGGGATGCGTCAGCGCATCAAGGACAACTTCGAGGAGATGCACTTCTATGAGCAGGTTCCTCAGGCCCTTCTCGATGCCTGCCTTTATGGGACCATGGTGTGGCGTGGTCCGTTGGGTAGCACGGCGCGCAAGTCTCAGTGGGCATACACGGAGACGCTCGACCCCATTACGGGGGCCAAGAGCATCTCATATCAGAAGCGGACGACATCTGACTCGAAGCGCCCCGAGCATAAGCACATCCCGCTTTGGAACGTCTATCCAGACCCAGGCGCCAAGTCCATCAATGACTGCAACTCAGTTATCATCCGGCACACCCTGACAGCATCCCAGTTGCGGGAGATGGCCGAGGGCGGTGACTTCGACAAGCAGGAGATCTACGACCTGTTGACCGAGTCGCCCACCGGTAATTTCGTGGCCGAGACTCACGAGTCCCAGAGGTTCGCCCTGAACCGGGAGCACCTCGACTCTCTGTCCAACCGCTATGTAGTGCTCGAACGCTGGGGCTATCTGTCCGGTAAGGACCTGGAGTCCGCTGGTGTTGAGCTTGAGCCCGGTGATGTCAAGACCCAAAAGATGTTCCAGACCTGGGTGTCCGGCAACCATGTCCTGAAGAATGACCAGGTTGACTACTTCACCAAGCCTCCCTTCATCTTCTGCCCCTATGAGGTGGTGCCGCAAAGCATCCTGGGCCGCGGTGTCGCCGAGCAGTGTATGGACTCCCAGACTGCCATCAACTCCCTGGTCCGAGGGCTGATTGACAGCATGGCGTGGGCGATGGGCCCACAGGTTGAGGTCGACCCGGCCAAGATTGAGCCCGGGGCTGACGGCTATACCGGGAAGCCACGGCGGGTCTGGCAGCGCCGGCGCATTGACATGCCTGATGACAACAACCCGGCCGTCCGTTTCCACGATGTCCCATTCCACGGGGAAGCCATCTTGGGTGGCATCCAGTTCTTCCAGAACATGTTCCAGATGGGGACCGGTGTTGCGTTCAGCAATGGGGGCTTCCAGCAGGCCGGCAACTCTGGCGTCCGCACCGATGGGATGCAGACTGCGCAGTATCGGAACGCCGAGTCCTTCGCCCAGCTTGTCATCAAGAACTTCGACACCTTCTTCTTCTCCCCCATGGTCCGTGACCACTACGACTGGGAGATGACCTACAACACGGACATGTCCCTCAAGGGAGACTATCAGGTCGTCGCGACGGGCATCCGTGGCGCCATGGCCAGAGAGATCGCTCTCCAGAAGAAGGCCGAGCTTCTCCAGGCCTTCAGCGGTAACCCAGTTTTGGTCGGCCGCATCAAGGTCTCCAACTGGGTCGCCTCCTACATGCGGGATCTCGACTACGACGAACAGGATCTTGTCTATACGGATGAGGAGTATCAGCAGATCCAGGAACAGGAGATGCAGCGTCAGGCCAGGCTCGACCAGATGCAGCAGGAGAACCGTCGGTTCAAGGCAGAGACCCCCGTCAAGGACATCCTCGCTACCCTCGCCTCGCGTATCCCCGATGACAACCCGGCCTTCGCCCCCGCCTACTACGAGGCTTACAACGCTCTCGGGGTCAAGAGCCCCCAGCTTCTCGTGGCCCTTAGTGCGCTGTCTGAGAAGATCGCCAATGAGTATGAGCAGGCTGGCTTCATCACGCCCCAGCAGGGGACTACCCTCAAGAAGGACTATGAGGCCGGCAGCGGTGGTGACGCCTCCGCGCCTCCTGATCGCCCGGGTCCGCAGGCGCCGGCGCCTCCGATGGCTGCGCCCCAGATGCCGCCCCAGATGGGCGGTGGTGCCATGCCAACCCAGACTGGGCCAGGGCGGATCCCGCCTGAGCTCGCAGAGTTACTGTCGCAAGGGGGCGAGTAGTGAGTATAGACCAGGGCAACAGACTTCTATCCATAGCACAGACGCTCCATGGCAACCCCTACGCTATCGGCCGTGACAAGGACCTCATGTTGAAGGTCCTCCGCGCGCGCATCGACGAGCTCAAGACAGGCATGGCTCGGAACCGAGACCACCTAACTCACATTGAGTTCATCGGGCGCATCATCTCTCTTGAGGAAGTCTTCAGTGCTATTGAAGCGGCAAATCAGCCGAGCTAAGTGATTTTCTTATTGCACCAATAAATGGGATACAATACATTAACCACAACGCAGTCCGCATACGCGCCTGCACGGAGGGTATATGACAGGTTTCATCAATGACGACCATCGTCAGGTCGTCGACGAGCTTGCAACAGAGATGCTCAGGCTTGGTTTTATTGACGATGGCACAGGCAACTTCGTCCCGGCACCGACCCAACAGGCGGCTCCCGTGGCACCCCAGGCGCCTCCAGCCTACACGCAGCCCCCGCCTTCCACACCGCAGTCCACTGGACAGGCACAGCCAGCACCCGTTCTTTCTCAACCGACCACCCCACTCTCGTCTGGCCATGATTGGGCCAAGCGAGAGGCTGATGCCCGGCAGGCACAGCGCGACCTTAGCCTTGAGCGCAACGCAGTCATGGAAGAGCGCCAAGCCTTGGCAAGAGAGCGTGCGGAAGCGTTGAATGTCCTCCAGTCCCTGAAGGAGCAGAGCGAAGCACTTGCTGCGCGAGCCACCCAGGTCCCGGCCGCACCCCTTCAGGTGCTGACCGAGGAGTTCCGACGAGAGTATCCCGACATCGCCGCCGCAATTGAGCAGGTCAATGCAGCCAATCAGGCCGAGATCCAGAGGATCCGACTTGAGCAGCAGCAGGAACAGGACCACCGAGCAATCGAGCACGAGCAGAACCGCCGCAGGCTCTTCCTCGACGCCGTCCGTAATGTCCACCGTGACTACGACGACATCGTGGCGAGTGAGGCCTTCAAGCAGTGGGCCATGGCGCAGGCACGAAGCACCCGCCTCGTCCTGGAGGAGACGTTCAACACAGACCTCAGCTACGAGCCGCAGGATCTGGTAGACGTCATCACCAGGTTCAAGCTGGTTGCCAGGCCTACCCACGTTCCCCCACAGGTCCCGCCGGGACTCACCGCTGTGGATCCGACAGTCAGGTCCCTTCCTGATTCATCGGAGCCCAGTGGCAAGGATGACTTCGTATTCTCCCTCAAGGAGATGCGCGATCCGTCCCTGATCGACCGATGGATGAAGGACCCCAACCACCGAAGGAACCCCAAGGTGGCGATGGACGAGTTCGATGCAGCATGGGCCAGGTCGGTTGCCTACCACAACCGAAACCGCAACACCGTCTAGGAGTAGACAATGACTTGGCAGCTCACCGGAGCTCGCGACGCATCCACTGATTTCCTCGTCAGCTCTGCTGGCGTCGTCGGCGCAGCCGCAGATCAGGTCCCCAATGGCCTGCTGATGCCCGAGAACTGGAGCCGCAAGCTCCAGAAGAAGTGGTATGCCACTTCCGTCCTGAACCAGATCACCAACACCGACTGGGAAGGCGACCTCAAGGGTCCCGGCCAGAACGTGTTCATCCGCAAGCGGCCGAACGCCTACGTGTCCCGGCACAGCGCCAACCAGAAGGTCGTGTGGCAGGCGCTCACCGACAGCAAGATCGAGCTGAAGATCACGGAGGCCTTCAACGCCGCGATCAAGTTCGACGACACCGATCTGGCCTCCTTCGACATCAACATGTTCAACGAGATGACCGACGAACTGTCGAATCGTCACATGAACAAGGAGGACGAATACGTCTTCACCGCTCTGCCCACCGTCGCCACCACCGTTCTCCCCACGGTGAACGTGGTCGCCGCGGCCGATTACGACAAGCTGCTCACCGCGCTGTCGACCGCCCGCACCAAGCTGGATCGCCTCTTCGTTCCCCGCGCCGGCCGGTTCTTCGCCTGCCCGCCTGAGGTCGGTGAGGTCCTGCTGCACACCAGCCAGGCCGTTTACACCACCTCCGGTGAGGTCAACGACCAGCAGCGCTACGGTGTTCTCAGCAAGCCCATCTATGGCTTCACCATCATCGAGACCACGTTTGTCAACGGCAACGGGTCCGCGGCTGGTGTGCCCTGGAAGTGCATCGCTGGCACCAAGGACGGCTTCTGCTTCGCGCGGAAGATCACCAAGACGGAAGGCCCCATGCCGCTCCAGGACTACTACGGTCAGGGCATGAAGACGCTCAACTGCTTCGGCGGTGGCGTCACCCAGCCCGACGCCCTGGTGCTCATCCCTGTGGCTACCGTCGCCTAGGTCAACCAAGGGGGAGGGGGCTGACCCCTCCCCCACTTCTTTGGAGACAACATGTCCCTTAACGAGTTCTTCGACGGCCGCACCGTGACCCGGCTCATCAGCCGGATCAATGGCACTGTTGAGTCCGCCTCCGACTACGAGGCGACGACCCCATCGGATGTGGTCACCCCGGGCAAGTGGGAGCTCCTGCTCTCTTTTGCCAACGCACACCGCGAGATCTTCGACGTCGAGTTCGCCGACGTCCCCGAGAACAACACCGCCGACAACCGCGGCAACTTCTCCCGGGCCCAGCTCGAACGCATGAGCATCCCGAAATTCAACCGGCTGCTTGAGCAGTATAACCTCGTGGGCCTCCCGAACAGGGAAGCCTGTGTCAACGCCATCCTTGCTGCACAGGGCGCCAAGGGCTAGACTCATCATGTGGAGGCCTGATGGCGATTACCCTAAGCAATCTTCTGGCTCAGGTTAAGCACCATCGAACTGACCTGTCGGGTGGGGAGCACCTCTACGCTTTACAGGCTGCCGCTCGAAAGATCGGCAGCCTCGCTCTGTTGAAGATCCAGTCCGTGAATGTCCCGACGGTGATCGGGCAGGCGGCCTACACCATCACGCTTCCTGCCATGGATGAGGATGTGGCTGAAGAGGTTGTCCGCATCGCGGCTGTGCATCGAGCCGATGGGAGCCCTCTCCGTGAGGCGAACATCCACGAGTCTGGTAACCGGCGTGGCAATACACTGGACGTTGGCAGCCCAGTGCGCTGGATGGATCGGTTCGGCGTCTTAGTCGTCGACCCCGCTCCTGATGCCATCCAGACACTTACGGTAGAGGTCTACGTGACCCCCGCGATCACAGCCGAGATCGTGGATCTGCCTATCCAGGCGGAGACGGTCATCGTAGCTGGCGCCCTGTATGAGTTGTCGATGATCCCTGGGGCCGGCTTCAATGCATCCCTTATCCCCATCCGCGCGCGCCGTTGGGTTGTCGAGCTGTCCAACTATCAGGGGTCTGTCGCGCTTGGAACCAGCGGGACCCCCACCATGCATATCGACTCGCCATACTCTGCGCGCGTCAGAACTATCAACCGCGGTGGGTTTGGGTGGATGGTATGAACAAGCAGGAGATCATGGATGACACCACGGCGCTGATTGGCGACATCTCGCCCAGTCTCGTCATCCCGCCAGAGTCGCTTGCCGACGCAGTTGCCTGGGCCCAGGAAGAGCTGGCCCGTCGGCTTGGCGTCACCTATGTTGAATCTGATCCTATCCCGGTGGTAGACGGGATTGTGGTGCTGCCTGATGACCTTGTGAAGCCTGTCCGTGTCTGGGCGGTGTAGCCATGGACCTGACCGCGCTCCGAGGCCAGCTTGCGAGACTGCTGAGGGACAACGGACTCAACAGTTCTCAATATGATCCCAGCCATGTAACACGCGCAATCACCTTCGCGTGTGACGAGATCGCCAAGCGCAGTGGTTGCACCTACAAGGAAACGGATATCCCCATCGTAGCCGGTGCCGTGGCGCTCCCCGCGTCAATCATCGGCATGGTTCGTGTATTCTGGAAGAACGGGGCAGCCATGAAGCTATTGCAGAAGTCGACGCTTGAGTTTGAGGACAGCAAAAATGCTGGCTGGCGAACGCTCGCGGGGACGCCGTCGACCTGGATGGATTTTTCTGGCAACACCCTTCGGCTCAATCGTTTGCCAGCGGCTGGAAGCGCCATCGTGGGATACATCGAACGCCCGACCCCTATGGTGGCTCCGACCGATTCCCCAGACGCCCGTATCCCGGCCCACTTCCATCAGCACCTCCGCTACGCAGCGGCGGCCTTCCTGCTGAACCAGGCCGGAACCATGGAGGACATCGCGAAGGCAGACAAGTTCATGGAGCAGTTCAACGCGCTCATCGGCGCCGGGCCCGCCCCGGTCGCTGCGACAGAAGTGGATCGGTGACCTATGGCTCTCGTCGGCTCGTGCTATTTCCAGGATACAGACCCGGGTGCCCCGCCCACCGGTGGGTATGAGTGGTATAACACTGCCACCGGTGTGAAGAAGATCCGCAACCTTGCGAACACCGCGTGGGTTGAGGTTGGGACCTCCGAGAGTGTCAACCTGGGGCTCGTCCCGGCCGGAGGTCGGACCATGACCGGCCCCCTCCCGGGTGTGACCGAGTTCGCTCCCATCGCTGGCCCAGACTTCTCTGGATCGCCCAAGGCGCTTGGGATCAAGCTGGCGACCATGAGCGACCTTGCCAACCTGAGGCGCGACCTCATGAACAGGCTGGGGTCTGTGACATCTGAGGCCTTGTCGGGGCTCTCCACGATGGGGGGCATCAAGAACTCTGTGGCCATCCGGGGGGGCATCCAGGTCTGCACAGCCGGTTCCTTCGACTTCACAGTGCCGCTTCCTCAGTATGATGGCGGGTCGGGTGAGACCGCACTCCGCTCCGAGGTGCTCTTCCATGGGGTATGGCCCCTGAAGTTCGAGCACGAGGACCGGGCCGAAGGCATCGGCAGCTCCTACTTCACGCTGAATATCTCACTCGTGAATGACACGGACATGAAGTGGAACATCTTCGCGTCCAACATGGTCCATGATTATCCGGTCACCATCCGCTACCTCGTGATTGCCGCACGATGAAGGAGTATCTCGTCTCCTTCGCCAAGGGGATCAACCAGGTGGTCGATAAGGCCCTGATTGATCCCGGCTTTGTCACGGCCATGGATAACATCGACATCCGGTCGGGGTCTATGCGGACTATGCCGGGGCTTATGCCCATGATGGACCCGCCCATCGCTGGGAGGATTAACCACCTGTCCTGCCTTGGGGGCGAGGCTAATTATATATTCGCATATGGCGGTCTTATTATCTTGTCAGCCAATAAGCGCTCCTATACGACCGAGACAATCGGTAGCTCGTCCCGCATCTTCTACACGGAATACGGCGCGGCGCCAATGAAGATCGTGAATGGGGCCCCAGCGCTCCTGGGGTTGCGCCGACCAGCGGTCCCACCATCGCTAAGTAAGGCCACGGTGCTTGGCATCAACAACTTCGTGGTTAAGGAAGAGGCTGGCGGGAACATCGCCAAAGACACCGTCCGGTCCTACCGCATCGCCATCGGCACGGACGAGGGGGTGACGCCTCCGACCACCAAGATCAGCGTCAAGGCTGTCGGTGACAAGGTTTCCTTCCGGCTCACCTGGAATAGGACGATGCTGGAGGACCAGGTCGCGCGGTCTATCGTGATCTTCGCTGGTGATGATGACAAGGAGCGGCGCATCGCGACTGTGCCCCCGGGCCAGGTCTACTATCTTGACGATGGTTCCGCCACGGGCGCGATTGGTGAGATGGCCTCACTTTATGACATCCCCTATGACCTCCAGTATTGCTATACATTCGTCCGCAACGTCCGGGGCATGGAGGACGAGAGCGGCCCATCCCCGATCAGTAAGACCGTGAACGCAGGGACGGCCCGCTCTGTCCTCTTCTCCGGAACGGTGGATGGGTTCCTTGACTCGGATCAGGTGGTAACACCAACCGGTGTGGCTGTTGTTACTCCGGTAAATAACGACACAAAGAATATGGTCCGATTCTCCATCGCGGCCGTCGCTTATGATACTGTCCTTGCCATGTGGTATATGGACTTGGCAAAGGACGACGCCGGCCAGCCCATGCGATTTGGGCTCCTGAGCGGGGATTTTGTCCGCTTCCCTGACACAGTAGCAATCGCAGACAAGGCCTTCCAGATCAAGCTGGTGGATGACAGCGACCTACCACACGAGCGTCTGGCTTCCGGGGCAGACTGGATTAACACATCCAGGATCTGGTTCGAGGACGCTTCCGTGTCCGTGGTTGCCCCCGGAGGGCATCTTGAGCGGTTCGTCTCCGAGACTCTTGCGACCGTCCAGCTCGCGAGCAATAACTCGGATGTCATCTTCACCACGGTCAACGAGCATTGCTTCTACACCGGCCAGAGGGTGTCGTTCAGTGGTGTTGGGGCAATCTATCCCCAGGTCTTTTCTATCGTCGTGGACCCAATCGACCGGAAGAAGTTCTATATCAGTGGCGCGACATTCGACCGGTCTCAGCCAAACTTCGGCTACGGGACGACCGTGGGCGCGCTGAAGTCCATGGTAACCATCCCAAGCGGGACATACGCCACATTCCCCCATGACGGTGACGCGGTCTTCCTGGCCCTGGCGCCGGACGCCGGGAGTCCCCCTTCGGCGACAGCGCTCAACGGTTGGTTCCGTGCGCGGGTGGGAACATCCATGCAGACGACCGGCCAGATTATCGTCGACGAGCCGTGCCAAGCCACCTTCTCCTCCACGCTTGGTGTCAACCAGATCAAATACATCCCGAACAACGACTACATCTATGCCAGGAGACTATATCGTATCGGCGACACAGGCGAGTTCTTGAAGGTCAAGGATGTCCCGCTTTGGGAAACCACCTTCGTTGATGCGCGCGCGAACATCCTGCTCTCTGATGCCATTAGCTCGAACTACACGGACAATGGGATAGAGGTTCTCTATGATGCCCCACCTGTTGGGATGCGAGAGATCATCTCGCACTACGACATGAAGTTCGGCATCATTGGCAACTCTGTGCGATGGACGCCCAACGGTGTCCCGGATGCGTGGCCAGAGCAGTATTCCCAGGAGTTCAAGTATGAGCCCCTTGCCATCAGGAGCTGGGAGCAGGGCGTCCTAGTCCTGTGCGAGGATGCCCTCTACATGCTGGTCGGTAATACGGCCTCCACCATGTCCATCGCCGGAACCGAGGCGGTGGATGGGTGTATTGCCCCGGGCAGCGTCCAGGCCACCTCTGTTGGGGTCTTCTACCTATCGAAGCGCGGCCTCATGCTCTACCAGGGTGGGCGCGCTGAGTGCGTGACGGAGTTGCGGATCTTCCCTAAGACGCTGCTCGGGACAAGCCGATTCACTGGAGACCAGGAGCTTACGAGGAAGCCCTACTACTTCCTTCTGAGCCGGCACTCCTACCTCTACCGAAGCATGGTCGCAGCGGATCAGCCTCTCCCGCCGCTTGAACATGACCCGATTGATATCGACAGCACGGAACCATCCTCTTCTGTTATCCCCGAGATCGGGTCATTCTATGTCGGTGGACGCTATTATATGTATTGGGCCGACCAGAATGGCGGATTCCAGAATGATGGTGGTCTCGGCCTGCCGAGCGTCATGCACAACAACTACGAGTGTCACACGATGATCTGTGTTGACACTTACTCGGAGGGGATGCCTATCACCACCCTTGGCTTGAAGCCAAAGTCTGTCTTTGTCACCGAGAAGGAGGACGCGGTATTCCTCGTGAGCGGTGCCGGCGAAGCGTGGGTGTAGGTGATGGCTATCAAGCGGGTAATCCCCCACACGAACGACCCCATAGCGCTACGCCAGGCTTTTGCCAAGGTCTGGGATGCCATCGAGTCTGGCACTGGGCCGACGCACGAGGCCGCGCGTAGTGCCCCGTTCACTGGCCTAGCCACGCCAGACCAGGGGCGCCAGGTCAATACCTTCTATGTAGCCCCCAAGGGGCGCAAGCACGTGATCGCTGGGACGGGCGTTCTTGGCTACTACGAGACTGCATACCTTGAGGTGGAGTTCACCGAGAGCTGCGACATGATCAGTGTCGGCTCCGACCATGAGGCGTGGATCAGGGTCTATTCCTCAGCCGCGGCTCGGACGCTGGACGCGTCCCGCCCCTACATCCGTGACCCTATTCCGGGGCAGGGCATCATGGGGGAGGTCGCAACATACCGGCCCGACTATCTGACCATCGACTTCAGCCCCGTTCCGTTCTTCAACAATCAGGATGAGACTCTTGGGAAGACGGCCTACATCGCTGTCACCAACATGGAACCAGGTTACGCTGGCCCGATCTCCCTCGACTTCAAGGTTCTCCCACAGGAGCAGGTCTCTCCAAGCGGCCCGCAGGGCGACACGGGGCTGCCCGGGAAGACGCTTATCATTGGCACGGCCCCTCCCGTTCCGGCGCAGGGCAGTGATGGCGATGGGTTCCTAGACAAGGTCGCCCTTATGTTCTATGGGCCGAAGGCGAACGGAACGTGGCCGGCCGGAGTATCCATCCTCGGCACTCCAGGGACTCCAGGCGCACCAGGGCTCGATGGGCTCGATGGGCTCGATGGGCTCAACGTGCTTGGCGGCGTCGTTGACCCCGTAGCTAGTGACGGCCGAGACGGTGAATACTACATCAACCACGCGACGTGGGTCATCTTTGGCCCGAAAGCTGCCGGAGCCTGGCCCACGGGTGTATCACTGGTGGGCCCACCGGGCACAAACGGCACAAACGGCACAAACGGCACAAACGGAGCCGATGGCGCGGGTGTGCCTGTGGGGGGCGTCCTGCCGCAGATCCTTATCAAGCAGTCGGCCACGGACTTTGACACAGCATGGTCTGATTGGACTGGGCCGCACGGGAAGGGGCCGACCTCCTCTAAGCCTGCGGCGGCGGCCGGGAACAAGGGATTCATCTACTTCGATGAGACCCTTCAGAAGCTCCAGCGCAGCAGTGGAACCGCCTGGGAAGACATCGGTGGTGCAGCTTCTGGCGGTGGCAGCAGCATTTCGGGAGTCCTGCAATACAAGTCTGCTGTGGCCTCAGGGGGCACTACCACCAGCACCGTGACCGCAGACGCGCCGACGATCACACAGGGCATGAGCGTCGCAAGCATCACGATCACACCGACAGTCATCGGCTCGCGCATTGCGGTGCGCGGACATGTCAGGGGGACGCTGAACAGTGGTTATTCAGGCGGGCATTCTGCCCTATTCAAGGACGGTGCCAGCGCTGCGCTGACCGTTGCGGTGGAGAACGAAGTCAACGCTACGTGGCCCACCAACACCGACACGTATTACACGATGATCACCACCAGTCTCGATCCGATCACGTTCGAGCTACGTGCTGGTTCAAGCACTGGCGGCACGTTCACCCTTTCCACCAACTCTTGGTTGGAGATTCAAGAGCTATCAGATGGGATTGGGTTCTCTGGCGCAGGGGGACTCAGCTATGCCCCGTTGTTCTCTTCCAATTTTACCGATCTCACTGGGTGGACCTCTGCGAGTGGTAGTTGGTCTGTATCCGCAAACGAGCTGACCCAGGCTACCAACACCGCCGGGAATTATTTCCTGCGTAGAAGTGCGTCCATTTATCGCAACGAGGGGCTCGTCATGGAGTGTGAGGTAAAGCTCCCGGCAGCCCCCAATGACAACTCACAAGCTGGGTTTGCCATCACAGACTCGGCGTCGACTTCTTCCGGCGCGCTAGGAGCGATCATCCACTACATCAGTGGCGGGACGAGGATCGGTGCTGTTCGCATTGATCAGGCATGGCTCTTCGATCCGTCCTACACCTTCGCGCTTAATACCTGGATCAAGCTCCGGGCTGTGATCAGGAACGGAACCTGTCGGTTCTTCATCAATGGTGTAGACGCTGGTGTGGCAGACATCACGTCCATTTCCTCGTCTCTGCTTTACTTCAATATGTTCTCCTGTAACAGCTCCGCTGTGTTCAGGAACTTGAAGGTCTGGAATATTCCAGAGCCAATCCTGCCTGCTTAGGAGAGCCAGCATGTCCCAGTTTCTCGCACCCTATTTCGACAGCATCCCACTCGGCTACTCCATCTTGCAGATGCAGAATGCCCTCGTCGGGAATCTGACGACCAACGGCTGGCAGCTTCTCGCGCAGTCGGACGGCAACTGGTCGGACGTGATCCCCCCGGCTACCGAGACCATCGGCACCTCGAAGTTCAGAGAGGTGACGAGGATTTACTTCCCGGACAACGTGACGATCAAGATTGGCAGCTACCAGGAGTGCATCTCCGACGCGCTCCCACAGAGCTTCCAACTCACCGCGTTGAATGGTGGTGCTGTAGCGGACGCTGTAACCATCGGTGGTGTGACGGTGACCGGCGCGACCGGTGGCGCTGGGGCCACGGCCAACGACAATCTTCGAGCGCTCTACTACGCGCTTCGCGACAGCGTGGACGCGACGATCACTGGATGGAGCTTCTGGTATAACGGCACCAACACACTGGTCGCCACGAAGAAGACTGTTACTGCCGCTGTCACCATCAGCAGCAACGCGAACGTAACCTATGCAGCGCTTGACGCACCGGTCCTGTCTGGTGCCAGGAGCAGCTACGCCAAGGTGGACGTGAGCCTTGGGTTCGGCATCACCACCGACCTTACCAATGGGTTCGTCTACTACATGGACGTGTGGTCGCGCTCCTTCACCATCGGGACCAAGTGCCTTTCTGGCGTGACGGGGCAGATCTTCGCGAGCTACGTTGATCACGCGGAAGCGCTGGCAGTCATGCCGGAGAATGCGGGCGATCTCTGCACACCCATTGAGCTGATCGTGGGCAATCTCAGCGACGGCGCTGGGACCGCGAAGGGCCGTCCCACCCACTGGTGGATTCTGCCAACCAGTTATGGGACGCAAACTGTTCCCAACACCGACGCAACCTACATCTACAGCGTTGGCGAGGCCTACGGTGATGCGCATTCGTTCACTGGTGGGATGATCCCACGGCGTGTCAGCGACGGCGGGGTTTCCTACAAGAGCGGCGTCGGCTACTGCTACGGCGATGCGCTCACCTTTTCCGGGCTGCTTGAGCGCGACGACATCAACACCATTCCGGTGATGCCGACCCTCGGTGTTGCCCAGTTCAAAACCGCACCGATGTCCGTTCCGGCAAAGGTCATGTCAAGCTCCTCTTACTACTCGCAGTCCATCCGATTCATCCCGGCCATTAACCTGCCAGACATCCACAAGTGGTATGGGTCGGAGCCGAACGAGGCCGCAGCTATGACTACATTGGCACCAACCCCGAGCGGAGTCTCTGGCATCAAGCTCCAGACCGTGATGGACGACACCTCCACCTACTCCACTGTTACCTTCGACACAGTGGTCGGGCTCGAACCCACTGGAGGCGACTTCATCATCGGGACAGAGCAGTTCACCTACGCGGCAGCCTCTGGCACCACGGCCACCGGGGTGACGCGAGGTCAGAATGGCACTGCGCAAGCACGGCACTTCCTGGACGACGCCGTGTATCCAGTCCTGTGGTTCTTGAAGGTCAACTCATCCGCAGTCTGCTCTGGCTCGGCGAAGCCGGTGTAGCATGCCAACTCCTGTGAAGGCCATCACCTACGTTGCCGGGATTCACCAGCGAGCAGTGCCTGTTGTTCAACCCACGCGGGTTGATGTCAAGGCTCTCACGGCGACTGCCATGCGCCTGATGCCACCCAACTGGAAGCCAATCAGGCACGCTGCACCACAGCTAAGGGCACGCACGATCCTTATTCCGAGGCGAATCTATACCGACGCGTTCATTCACCTGAAGATGACTCTATTCTGGCGGGATGGGAGTAGGCGCCCCAAGCGTGGCCAGCTTTGGCCAAGGACGCGCTAGTGGAGTTTGCATGATCACCAATTACCGCAATGCTATATCCTTATCGTTGGGGGGGAAGATGACGGAGCGAGTAATGGAGCATCTTGACGCAAACGAGGGGCGTGGATGGCGCATTATCCGCAACGTGTTGGCGATCCTGGGGGCATTGGCCTGGTTCTTCACGTGGTCCCAGGTCCAGGGTTCCCGCGTGACAACCCTAGAGAACAATGATTCATACTTCAAAGAACAGCTTAGGGAGATGAAGGAGAGCGCCCAGCGTGACAGGACAGAGCTCCGGGATGATATCAAGGAGATCAAGCGCTTGCTCCAAGAGGACAGGGGGCCGAGGCGCAAGACCGCGGAGGGGACATGACGGACTCCTCTTGGGGGATGGTTAGTCGGGCCCAGGCTGGGCTGGACACCGTCCTAGATCTCGCAGCCCTGGAGAACCGGGCACCATCGGTATGTCTCTTCATGGGCGACCGAACGCGGGTCATGCCCGGTCGGTTCAACACCGGGGAGTTGAAGATCGGCGACCCCTTCGCCTTCAAGTTCTTCCGCGGTGTGGCAGTCTATGGCATCGGGCAGATCCACGTCAGGGTCTTTGTGAATAAGGCGCCTGTTAATATCTACAGGCCATTGGATGCCCCCGACTATGGGACACCAACAACTCACGGGACCATTGAGATGGCAGAGACGCCGGACCCACAACGTGTGCTATGGCTTCCGCGTGGGACGAAGGGTAGGACATTAAGTATCGAGGGCTCCGGAGACTTTAGTCGTATCCGGGGTATCGTTGTTTTCTGGGACCCACTTATAGGAGATGAAGATGGCTGACACCGTTCGCCGTGCGACCGAAGAGGATGTTGAGTTCATCGAGAGCGTGATTAATGATCCGGCCGTCCGACCGGTCATGGCCCCTGGGGATGTGCCGCTGGCATTCACCCCTACCATCGAGTATGCCCTGACGTATGTGTCTGACCACGGTGTGATGTTCGCGGAGAACATAGGCGACAACACCTTCATCGCTCTGGCAGCGTTCAAGCCATCCGGCCGCGGCCTCCACGCCATGATCGCCATGCGTGAGTCCATCCGGAAGGCGCTCACAGAGACGGAGTGCCGCCGCCTAATCGGGACCATTGCGATGAACCCGCCCAACACCAAGATGCTCCGTGCTGCATCCATCCTGGGGTTCCAGCCAAGGGGGATGATGGGCTCGCGTATGGTCATTGAGATCGAATACCCATCATGGGCTCTGTCTGATGTTGATTGCCACATGCTTGGCAACGAGTTCCTCGACAAGAACAACATCCCACGCGAGGCAGAGGACATGCCTGGGGCCATCGGTGCCTTCCTGATGACAGCCCACGCCGGGCTTGTCTCAAAGGCCGTGAGTGAATATGAGTTGTATGCGACACTATCACATACGAAGCCAATCGTCCTGGCCGACGAGGCTAACCGTTTCTATATTGGTGGTATGGATATCACAGAAGCGGTCCTGGAGGTAATCGGAGAGTGACATGACTTTTGTGACTGCTGGGGTAATGGTTGGTGGTGCGGCACTCTCCGCTAACAGCGCAAAGCAGGCCAACAAGACCGCCAAGAAGAGCGCGGAGGGCCAGCGGCAGTTGCTGGAGCGCGATCTCAACGAGCGTATGCGAGTCCAGAAAAGGATGGAAGGGCTCTACGGGCCCATCGAGGAGCAACTTGCGTCTCAGGCTAAGGCGCCTGGCATCGACCCGTTCCGCATGGGTATCCTTCGCTCTAACATCGAGCGCGAGTATGGCAATGCTGGCCGCAACATCAACACCATGATCGGGACACGCGGTGTCTCGTCCGGTCTGGCAGCCTCCATGCTCCAGACCAACGAGCTGTCGAGGGCACGAGCCATGGCTGCCGGCGTCCTTGGTGAGTATCAGAACAAGGACCAGTTGCGGATGGGGCTGTTGTCCCGATTTAACCCAATCCAGACAGCAGACTACACCAGCCAGGGGTTGCGCGGCCTCGCCTCCTTCTATGGGGACGAGGCACAGCGCGCGCGCCAGGCGTCCCAGGATGGGTGGAACGCGGCTGGCAACGGACTCATGAACGCCGCAATGTATTACAGCTCTCGCCCAGCGGCGCCAGCCCCGTCTGCCCCAACCCTGCCCAAGGCTGGTCTCGGAGCAGGTATTCTCCCATCAGCACCAGGACCTGTCCCGACCCCCAACCCAAACACTTTCACAGCAACAGACGCATACCGCTCCTTCCTACAGTCAGGTGGGCTGATGCCGACAGCCGGTAGCTGGGGTCTGCCCAAGGGGGTGATGTAATGGACTACAACGTCGGGATCGGCCTTGGTGGTGCCCTGAGCCGACTGGGCCCAGGAATCCTTCAGGGTGAGGAGATTGGGCGTCGCCGGACACGCGAGGACGAGGAGCAGGCTCGCCTCCGCGCAGAGTTCGAGAACCGTCAGACCATGTTCGGACGCCAGAAGCAGATGTGGCAGAAGGAGGACAGTGTCGGTGATCTGACTGCTCAGTATCTCGCGGGCAACCTGGACGAGCCTGGGCTCTATCAGGGTATGGCCGGTGCTGGCGCTGGGCAGGAGGCACTGAATCTACGGGGTGTTCTCCAGGGGCAGGAGCAGAACAAGCAGTCTTTCGAGATGAACAAGAAGTCCTTCGATCTCAACTACGGCGAAGCTTTGTCAGCGGCCCAGGATCGGGAACTCGTTCGTTCGTTTTACCGTGGCGATACGTCCGCGCTAACCAATCTCGCACGGACGCAGATGCAGGAGCGGGCCAAGAAGGACCCCACGTTTGTCCCACCCGACATCATTGATGTGGGCCTCATGCCAGAGAAGAGCAAGGAGGGGCTCACTCAGGTCTACTATCGCGAGAAGGGTTCGGATGGGAAGGTCAGGACCAACACCCTTGATGTTATGCGGGCTGGCGCGTTCTTGGGGTCTCAAGGGCTGATGGCGCTTGGAGACCGCGAGCGGACGTATGCCCAGAACGAGCGTGCCCTGAGTGCACAGGCGGCTGTCGGTCGGAAGAGCAACGAGATCGCCATCCAGAGGCTCAACTTTGAACAGCGCAAGGAGCAGGCTGCGGAGTTCCAGAAGCGGATCGACAAGCTGGAGGGGCGTCGGAAGATTGCTCAGGAGGCACTGTCGAAGGGGCTTAACAATGGGAATGTCAATAGCGTAGACATTGCCAAGCTGGATCGGGAGATCGCTGTCGAGGAGCAGCGTCGCGATGCTGCGTTCCAGGGATACGACGTCTACCCGAAGGTGGACCCAAAGACAAATGAGGTTGTTGGTGTCGAGCGTCGCCGGTCCATCTACCCCAAGGGGAATATGGACGAGGCCACCAAGATTGATTGGCGGCCAGATGACAACTCTCTCCACATGAACGCTGACAATGTCCCGCGCGTGATGTCGATGGTCAACCCTCGCCTGGACGGGGAGACGCAGCCCGCCTATATGGATCGGCTCAAGCGGCTTGCTAAGGCCCAGGGTGTCAAGCCCGGGTGGGTAGCAGTCATGCAGCCTCCCGCAGGCCTTCAGGGGGCTGCGCCAGTTGTCGTCAACACTGGGCACTGGAGTGATCCAGAGGTCCAGCCAGATAATGTCAAGGCCCTGCTCTCCAGGGGGTGGACCCCGGTGTTGCCGCCCAACTTCGACCTCGGGACAGCCTACCGTATGCCAGATGCGCAGGAGGCTGCTCGGAGTGCAGAGCGCGCCGGAGAGACCAAGGCGAGCAGCGGTGTCAGGGTTGGCCGCTCGTCTGGCGCGGTGGGCGGGCGTGGTGTTCTCCCGTCGACACAGCCGGTGACTGCACCTCCCTTTGGCAAGTCGCGGTAAGCGTGGGTATCCTATACCTGGAGTGACACATGGCAGATCAGGACCCCGGCCTCCGTGGGTATGAAGGAATCTTTGGACAGGGCATGAGCCTGCAAGAGGCGCTTGCCTTGTCCAATCCCAAACCACAGCCGACTGCCCCAGGTGCGCCTGGCGTAAGCTATGTCACAGCAGTGGACCCGCAGTCGCCGATCACGGATGCAGAGCTGGCAGAGTATGCCATCTCCGCGGCAGACCTGGCGCGTCGCAACCCAGGCATGACCCTGACCCAGCCTGAAGTTGCTGAGTTCATTAACCGGGCGAAGGCTGACCCGACAGGGCAGCATGCCCAGCTCATCCGCCGAGCCAACGCCATGACCAAGCAGGCGGGCGTCGAGCGAGAGAAGTATTACCAGGGCGAATATATCAAGGACATTAACGACCCGGACCAGACGGATGGCGGATTGCCTGAGATCCGACGCGCGGGCCGTGGTGTGATGGGTGGCATTCTGAGCCAGGGACTCGGCCTCGGGGAGGAGGTTGCCAGGACGCGTGGGCGTAGCCTCATCTCACTCGCTGGTAGCCCACTCAACCCATCTGGGGCGGCGTTCCGGTATCTCGACAGGAAGCTGACTGAGCGTCACGAGCAGGGCATGGACCCAGGGCAGGTCCTGGCTGATCGCTCATTCCGTTCTGTTGGCCCCACCGATCCCATCACGGGCATGATGGCCGACGCGAATGCCGAGGCAAAGCGCCTCCAGCAGTCCGCGTCCTTCGCCGGGATCTATGATGACGGGTCCATGATGGGCAAGGCCAAGGGCGTTCTTGCTGATGCCCCGTATAACATCTTCCAGATGATTCCACTCGTCGCGTCTGGCGGTATGGTGGGCGGCGCCGCGGCCGGCGCAACTGAGGGTGCTGGCGAGATCCTCCTCACCAACCCTATTACCAAGCGAGTTATGTCAGTCGACCTGTCGGGGCTGGCCTCTCGTGTTCTTGCCTCTCTCCCAGAGGCCATGAGCGAGGCGCAGAGCGCCGCGAGCGAGGCGCGGATCAACGCCATCCAGAAGGGGATGGACCCTGATGCCGCGGCTGGCAGCGCATATACAAACACCCTGGCTGGGAACATGGCCTTGCTTGGGGTAACGAACAATTTCGCCGATGGCCGCTTGATGATGTCCACCTTCAAGAAGGCTGGTGCCAATGAGGCTGCTGCTGCCGCCGAGCGCGCCCTTGCGAAGACGGCTGTGGCCAAGTTCGGCAAGGAGGGGACATCGAAGGCCCTGGCTCTGGCCGAGAAGTTGGGCATCAAGCACGTTGGGGAGCACGCCCTCGACGCCTTCGGTGAGGGCTTCGAGGAGTATGCCCAGCGTATCATTAGCCAGATGTCCGCCAATCCAGAGAAGAACACATGGGAGGACTTCCGCAAGGCTGCCTTCTCCCAGGAGGCCTTCGCTGAGTTCCTCGGTGGCTTCATTACAGGTGGCATTGTCGGTGCAGGATCGAAGCCGTTCGAGCGCAAGGCCGCCCCCGAAGCTCCACTTCTCCGCGAGGTGAAGCCTGGTGACGGCGTTAAGCCTGCCAGGAGCTTCGATCCAGAGGGTGCATACCGGGAATTGGCGTCCGTTCGGTCCGCTGCCGAGGCCTCTGTCGGAGATACCATTGAGCCGGGCCTCATCACAAAGGCTCTTCGCTCTGCCGCAGGGCTGACGGCGGAGGAGTCTGCTGCACTCCCGCAGGTCACACTCGCGTTGCGGAAGTTGCAGGACCCGATGTTCGCGAACTCAGAAGAGGGGCAGGCTGCACTCCAGGCCATCAAGCCCATCTCGGACAAGCTGCTCGCCGCTCGGCGCGACATGGTCGTGCAGGCCGCAGCCAGCGACTTCATGGATGGATTGCTTCCAGAGGAGGCCACCCGGCTACGCGAGTATGCCGACTCCCTGGCGAAGACGAAGGCCCCCCAGGTTGCCGAGCCCACGGAAGAGGCCCTCCACCCAGACCTTGTGGCCAGGCTGCCAGAGGCCCACAGCGAACTTCAGCAGCGTCGGGCTGCTATCGACGAGCAGCTTCAGGTAAGCAAGGCTGTGGATGAGGCTGTCGAAGCGCGCATGGCCACAGAGCAGAAGGCCGCAGAGCAGGCCAGGGTCAAGGGGGAGATCGAGGCTCTTGGACAACTCGACCCTGCCGCCAAGAAGAAGGCGGTGAAGGAGATCACTCGACGGGCACGAGCCGCGTCTGTGCGGTTCAGCTCCCAGGCTTTTGAGACAGCACTCACGGCCTACAATGAGCTCGCCGCCAAGATGTCTCCGGCCGCCGCACTTGGTCTGATGCAGGAGAAGGACCGCTCTATGCTCAGGCTTGGCTGGAAGGCAGAGCAGATTCGGGCTGAGGAGATGGAGCGCATTCGCAAGGAGCTCCACTCTACAGAAGAGCAGACAGTCGCAGAGAAGTTCGCCCCCGGCAACGGGGCGATGCTACGGGAACTCCGCAAGTTCCAGGAGAACCCGCTCCAGACAGATAGCGCACAGGCCTCCGCCCTGTCTCCCGAGGAACTTGGTGAGCCGAACCTTGGCTCCGGCCGACGCACCGAGACGATCACGGGCATCAGCCAGTGGGTCCTTCAGACGGCCCATGACTACCTCAAGAACTTCGCACCAGGGCGCACGCTTGGTGGGATGCCAGAGCACCTCCAGATGGCAGCGAAGAAGCATGGTGCCACGAGCATGAAGATGGCCCGTGCGGTAGCCGCCCTCTACAATGCCACCGTCAAGTGGCGCGGCGAGACGGCCATTGCTGCGCGCGCAGCCTATGCCCAGATGAACCTCAGTAAGTCCGAGCGTGCCTCTATTGAGGGGGCTGTCCGCGATGCCGTGTATGCCGCGCGGGTGAAGACCGTTCACATGTATGACGCAGCCAAGATCATCCTTGAGAAGATTGCCGAAGACCGCGCTCATGGTGTCCGTGACGAGGGTGTCGCCATCAATGCCGGCATGGCCGTGGCCATGAACAAGAACCTGAAGGGTATCGTCGACTTCGGTCACTCCATCGGGCTCCCGACACAAATCATCCTTGAGGCCGTCGTCCAGGCCGCAGAGTATGCACGCCCGGAGGACAAGGAGAAGGCTCGTCCATCCAAATTGGGCGCGCGTATCAATGCCCAGATGGAAAGCCGTGGCGAGGCTGAGGCGGAGCGTGATGCCCGCACTCTCATCGAGCACCCGTCCTATGTGGCTGCCATCAAGGACATCCTCCGGAGCCTTGCTCCGAGTGCCGAGGCCGACAACACGAAGGGCTCTGCCATGGCGGGACCGGCCTTCGACATCACCAAGGCTGAGGGCAAGGCATTGACCCTTGGGTATCGGCTCGCGCGCATGTTTGCCAATCAGCAGCGGTCGGCATGGATGTCTGTCATTGCGAAGAAGGGCACCGATACTGTTACCAATCCCCTGCAAGTCTGGTCCCGTGATGTTGTTATGAAGTGGATCAACGAGCGCATCGACGCCGAGACGAGTGGCCGGGAGGCTCCATCTGACGACGTCTCGACCGGGAAGGGTAAGAGCAAGCCTGGCGTGAAGCGCGGTTGGCGTATGACCACGAAGGATATGGCCGTGCTTGCCCAGGCCCTTGTTCAGGACGGTGTCCTGCGTCAGGAGAATGGCCGCTATTACATCAGCGGTGTCGGCAATGCCCGCGACATTGCTTTCGGCCTGAACCCAGAGCTGATCCGCGATGCGTGGAACCGCGCACCGTTCGGTGGCGATGCGAGCACTATCCGAGACCCAAAGACTATCGGGCAGGAGCTCTATGATGGGCTCACCCCCATGCAGTTGCTTGTGCTCAAGATGTATCACGGGCTGGACTCCATGTCTCAGTCCTACCTGAGCATCGAGCAGATCGCCAAGGCCATCAACCAGTCCGAGCGCGCAACCCAGGAGCTTCTGGACTACGCGACCAAGGTCATCGCCTCTCGGTTCGAGAACACGGCCCTGCTTGCGGATGGTATGGCCGACCGCATCATCAGCGCCTTCAACCGTGGGCTGATGGACGAGGGGGCTGTCCTTAGTCCAGAGCAGGTCAGGGAAGTGCGTGATCTGACTGAGCAGCTTGGTCTGATTGCAGCTCTTCCCGGCGCTTTCTCTGCGGCCATGCACAAGACCACTGAGGCCAATCTCCATACGTCAGAAGGCTATGGAGACACCCTGTTCCACAAGGGGTTCTTCCCTTCGCTGCACGACGCCATCCTTGCCAGGGTGGTTGACCCCGCGCTTACCAAGAAGGTGAATGAGGCCCTGGACAAATACAAGGCTGCGGTCAAGGAGTTCCAGTCCCTGAAGAAGCCCAACTTCCTTATGACTGACCCAACGGTGTCGGCCGAGTGGATGAACTCGTGGAAGGCTCAGAACATCGCGCGGGAGGACTACTTTAGTGCGATGCACGCGGTAGCCCTGGCCGCACCCGAGGGCACCCGGGAGATGCTGGACTACATCTCCAGGTCCATGGGACGCCGTGTGTTCGCCGCCGAGCGGGGCAACGTCCGTGAAGGGCGGAACATCAAGGCCGCCAATCGAGCCCTTGCCTCCACCCGCGAGGAGGCATCCCGTATCGCCAACGCTATCGGCGAGACGATCTACGAGGTCCTGGGTGGGTTCGGCATTGAGCGCCGGGCAGCATCCTTCGATGTGGACGGGATCATTGGCGACATCAAGTGGGCATTCCTGTCTAGCCCGAACGAACCTTACCGTGCAGCATTCACAGAGGCCACCCTCGGCTTGGCAGAGAGCTACTATGCCAACCTTGCGGGCTTCAACGAAAGCGGGCAGCAGAATGTAAGCGTCCGCGTGCTCGATGAGATCCGTAACATTCTCGGCCTGGGGGACAGGACGGCTGCTGCGCGGCAGCTTGCGGAAAGCCGTGAGGCTCTAGTCGCCCCAGCCGAGGCTGAGGTCGAGAGGGCGAAGAAGGAATCTGCCCGCGCCCACCGCGCACTCGGAAAGGCCAACACTGCGTATGAGGCTGCATCTGCTGCGCTCGGCAATGCCAGGGCGTCCATCATGGAGCTCACCAAGCTCGTGACCAAGGAAGTCTTTGGTGCGCGGTCGAGTGCCCCTGGGGCAATGGCTGGCGTAGCTAAGGCCGTCAATGCAGCGATGCGCCGCGTCGATGCTATTCCCGTCGGCATCGCTTCCCTGGTAAAGAGTGGCGATGGGACAGCAGTCTCTGCTGGTGTGTCGGCCATTAGTCTTCTTACTTCGAGCGTCCGTGCGTTCGCCATGGATGGGACATTCGACTCCGCTCGGGCCGTGACCACCAGTGCGCAGGACGGCCTGCGCTCTATGCGCGACATCTCCGGCATGCTGCGTGAATCCGCTGCATCCGATGGCCTCTCCGCCGAGATGAAGGGGCTCGCGCGCGCATACGCCAAGATGCTGGACTCAGCAGCGGAGGCAATCGAGAGTGTGCGCAATAGCGCGGACGCTATGCTCACCTCATCCAAGCACACCACCACCGCGCTCGTGTCTGGCAAGGCCCAGCCCCTTGGGACAACCGAATCTGGCAAGCGTGTTGCGGAGTATATCGCAGAGATGGCAGTCCTCCAGAAGCAGGAGGCCTCATTCAAGGCAGAGCTTGATCAGGCGACCCTTAGTCTCGCTAAAATCACCAAGCTTGTGAATCAGAGCAACACTGCTGTCCGAAATGCTGAGTTCCGGTTCGATGAGATCATTGCGCGAGTCAATCGCTCTGCCCTCGCATGGCTCCCCGCCTCAGAGGAGGAGCTCCGTCGCGCCTTCGGGGCCGAGGCTGAGGCCGAGTCTGTCGTTGAGGATGCGATCTACGGTCCCGATGATATCGCCGACCTGACCGAGGTTGACCCGGGTGTCGTAGAGGCAGATGTCAATGACAAGAGCCGGT